TCAAACCGCTACTTTTTGTTGCTCCATCTGGGGTAGTTCCCGTGCGATCACCATTTGTACGACCTTTGAGTTGGCTTGCTGCTTGGCTCTCAGACTCGCGTTGCCATACACGTTCATGGTCGTGGCCACGTTGCTGTGCCGCATGAGCTTCTGCTGGACCCCTATCGGGGCACCCGTTTCGTCCAAGAAGGAACGATACGTGTGCCTGAAGACGTGCCAGCCGATTCCAGAAAGTCCGACTTTTTCTCCGGCAGGTTTCAGGATTTGTCGCTGTATAACGCTTGCGTGGTAGCAGCGGCCCGTAATATGAGACGGGAAGACAAGCCCACTCGAACGGTCCCCTTTCCAGCAACGTAGGATTTGAGCAAATTCCGGGTCGAGAGGAATGTAATCGTTGGACGCCTCGGTTTTCACCTTCCCGATTCGGCCGTTGACGGCACCCTGCTGAACCAACATCGCTCCGGCCTCGAAGTCGATATGCTCCCAGCGGAGGGCCAGAACCTCGGACACCCGCATCCCGGTACACATTGCGACAATGGCCATCGTCCTGTAGGGTTCATGCAGCATGGAAACCAACTCCTGAAACTTCTCAGGGGTGAGGATTTGCGGCTTTTTCAGCCGCTTGCTCGTACCCTTCAGCTTCACCAACTCCATCAGGTTTCGCTGAACGTCCATCAAGCCCCACAGCATGGCCCGCTCGAACAGGAGATGCAGGAGGGCTCCGACATGGCCGCGTGTCTTCGGTGCCAGGGGCAGGGACTTCAACCACTCAGAGATTTCGAGCGATCTGACGTCTGTGAGTAGAGTGCTACCCCATTTGGGCCGGATGTGCTTCTTGAGGTTGCTGCGGTAGCTGGCAGCAGTGCTCCAGGAAAAACCGTCTGTGATGGAGGTTTCTCCCGGCGGTTGTGTGACGATTTCCTCCAAACGCTCCTCCTTTATGAACCGGTCGATGACCAATCCCAGCGTTGGCTTGTTGTGCGCCTTGAAGGCTTTCGAATCGTTGATTCGGAGCACGTCCTCTTGCAGACGGACAAGGGCTTTTGTTTCGGTTGGATACTCCAATGCACTGAGCGTTATCTGGCGCATAGGGCTTCCCGGCTCCGCATGGTTGCGAAACCTGTACTCCCAAACCTCAGCTCCAGACTTGCGCCGCACTTTTCGTAGACTTCCTTTTTGATACCGATTACGCGTGAATTTCAAGATGCTCTCCTGATCACTTCACGCGGAACGGCTGGCTGAAATGATTGTGCTGTGAACGCATCCATGAGGTCAAGTGCGGATAGGCAGAAACGCCAATATCCGCCCAACCGCCGAGCATTCTGTCGTTGTCTCGCCAAGGTCTCCATCCCGTTCAGTTCGCGCTTACGATTCCCCAGCCGCAAACATTCGTAACGATGCAGTGTTCGAACAACCAAGGTTTACCTCTTGCTCGGCTACGGGCACGAGTAGTTGGGAATGGTGGACACCGGCGTGGCGCTAGAGCCAGTCATCTGTACGGCCTCGTCCACCCAGTTGGAGAGATCAGATGCCCTGAAGCGCCAGAGCTTGCCAATGCGATACCCGTGAACGCGACCGATCCGTGCCAGGCGTTGCAGGGTCTTCGGGTGTATTTTGACCAGAGCCGCAGCTTGTTCACTATCGAGGAACGGCTCGAATGATTCAAGAGAATGAGGAAAGTCGACCATGGTTCTGACGCTCCTGTAGCAAAATCGGACTCTGAGGCTTGGGCTGTGGCTCTACCGCCAGTTCTACAGCGGCAACGAGTTGAGTTGTTTGTCTCCAATTGCAGCCTCTGTGATGTGTTCAGTCTGTACGCTGAAGCGCCTTCACTGAATACAGGAAATCACCTAGTTTCGTATGAAGGATTCCTTCAATAAGGCTTCCGTTATTCAAGAAATCGACCGAATGCTTTACTAAGACTCCTGAGCCTTTGGTACATATTTTTGCTCTCGCAAGCTTGTTGCATGAGCGAATACCACAAGATTGAAACCCTCTACGAACGTGACGAGCACTTCAAAATCGGACCGGATTTGGTCCTGAGAAATCGCGTCTACGACACCCTCAAAACCTGGCGCTGGACTGAGAAGATTGACGGCACGAACATCCGCGTGATCTGGCAGGGCAGCAAGCTGAGCTTCGGCGGCAAGACTGACAATGCCTCGATCCCGGCCGACCTGGTGAAGTGGCTCTACGAGAACGTCACCCCTGAGAAACTGGCAGCCTGTTTCCCCGACGGCGGCGACGTCGTCATTTACGGCGAAGGGTACGGCGCCGGCATCCAGCGTGGCGGCCTCTACGGGCCGACCAAGAAGCTCATCGTCTTCGACGTGTTCGTGATCGACACCGACATCGAACACACGCGCATGGGTGGCTGGTGGCTGAACGACGAGAACATGCGCGACGTGGCCGGCAAGCTCGGCCTGGATGCAGTTCCCTATCTGGGTGAGATGACCCTCGAAGACGCCACGGACAAAGTCCGCGCCGGCTTCCGCTCATCTTTCAACGGCGGTCTGGCTCAGGCCGAGGGAATGGTCGGCCGTCCGATCGAGACCCTCTTCGACAAGAAGGGCCACCGGCTCATCGTCAAGCTCAAGACGAAGGACTTCGCCAGAACACCGGCCAAGGTTCTCACCATGCCTGCTCTGATCGAACTTCCACTCGCTGCCTAACCGGACTGGAGCATTATGAACCTTGCTCTCATCAAGAAGTGGATCACGCGCTGGGAATCAACCCGCTTCGCCGCCTACGACGACAAGACCGGCAAGCCCATCACTCCAACAACGGTCCTGGTGGGCAAAGCTCACATCGGCGTTGGCTTCGATCTGGAAGCGCCTGGCGCCCAGGCTATTGTTACCGGCCTCCATCTTGACTACGCGGGGATCAAGGCCGGCAGAGTCATCATCACCGCCGACCAAGTGGACGAACTGCTCGACACCACGGTCACCCTGGCTATCACGGGAGCCAAGGACCTGGTTCCCAATTTCGATGCCCTGCCTGCCGACAAGCAGCTCGTGCTTGTCGATCTGGTCTTCAACATGGGCGAGCATGGCTTGTCCAAGTTCGTGAACACCCTGGAGGCTGTGAAGACCGAGCATTGGACCGTCGCCGCGGCCGCTCTTCAGGACTCGTCCTGGTTCCACGAGGTCGGTTCCCTTCCCACCCAACGGGGCGGTGCCGATGTAGCCGTTCTCGCTGGCACTGCAACGGCGGCTAGCATCTTGGCTAATAGAGGAAAGTAATTGACATCTATGATGAGTCGATACAGACAAAGATGCCTGGGCGTTGGCCCAGGCATCTTTGTTATGCACGCAGTCTGTGTTCGCAGGTCACGGACCTTTCACATATCCCGCAGCTGGCATGCCCTCGCGGACAGCGCGCCACCGATAAAGGGTTGGTGAAACAAAGCCGAGGTCCTGCGTGGGAACTATTCGACGTGCTCTCAATTGTCGCGCCAAGAACTTGCCGCAGGCCATCGCGCTTCTCATAAAGCGCCAGTAGCTGCGCTTCAACTTCCTGAAGTTCAGTCTTCAGGTGAGCCACGATACGAACCAAAGTAACCTCAGAGTGTTACGGATTTTAATCCAAACTACTCTAACAGGTGGAAATCAGGTCAAACCATAAGGGGAACACCCTATAAGCTGTTTCATAACCTGGTTTTGAAAGGACACGGTTTCAGCCGTACAACTAAGAGGTCACTGACAGGCCGAGAAGCTGCCGGACGGATGTCGTGAATGTCGCAATGCCGCTCTTGAGCGAAGCGAGCTGGCTCTCCAGGTTGGTCACGACCTGACGGATCTTGGTGTCGACGCCATTGGCCCGAGCTGTCAGGACCGGCACCTGTCCCTGTGTACCTGCGGGCAGTCCAATCCCATCGAGGGTAGTCACCCTCGCCGTCAGTGCATCCATCATGGAACTCAGTTGGGCTGTGGAGTACGGTGTCGTTGACATATCTTTCTCCTGTTCTACTGATGCATCAGGGCAGCTTCCTTGCCCAGGTATTGCCGTGCGTTGAGGGCGCTCGATCCCATCTCTTGAACGGCACGCTGCCTCATCGTCCAGGCGATTTCGGTGTCATGGTATTCGCCGCCGAAGTTCAAGTGGTATGCCTGGTGGCCGAGATCCTCGATAGGCTTCAGCGTGGAACCGATCTTTTCTCCTACCGTGCCACCGATGATCTGTCCTGCGATTTCACCCGGCATACCAAAGAGAAGACCACCCACGGCGCCACCCATGGCCTGGCCTGTAAGCATGCCAATGCCTTCAGCTCCGCGCTTGATCATCTCGCCTTTTGGAGCCGTGGCCACACCGAGAACGGTGAGGGGAACGCCAAACGTCAAGCCCATCTTGGCTTGCTTGCCCCAAAGGTTGTCAGCAAACTTCCCGTAACCGTACATGCGGCTGCCGGTCATGACGCCCTTAGGCATCCAGGTCTTGCCGCGCGCCATGTTGCGCGTGATCTCTTTTTCAACTGTCCCGCGGAGGAACGGTCGGTTCCAGGCAGGACCGTATCCTTCTTTCTCAAGCCGAGCCAGCGCCCGGTAATCCCCGGCCTGGGCATCCTGGAAGAACTCGGGGCTCCCAAATGTCCCGCCGTTACGCCCTTCGTACTCAGGAACTTTCTTGCCGAACAAGCCGCCGCTGTACCGGGCAACCAGCCCGAATACGTCATCGGCAAGTCCTGCGAGCGGGCCAATCATGGTGTCTCCAGTGATGTCTTAGGGTTTGAGATTACGCAGCAGCGATCGAATCCATTCCCGATCTCGCTCGATCTCACACTCCCAGATCACGACGACCTGATAGCCCTGAGCCTTGAGGTAAGCGAAGCGATCGCTGTCCCTGGCTTGAACGGCCAGATCCTCGTGCGTCCAGCCGGCCTTGGGCCGGTGGCAGGAGTGCTTGTGCCAGTAGCATCCCTGGATCTCCACGACCGCACGCGGCTCGATGAAAACGTCCACATGACAACGGCCGATCTGCTTCTCTTTGGTAAAGGGAATCTTCTCGGCCTTGAGCAAGGCATAGACTGCCTTCTCAAGCTTCGAGGCCGGCCGCTTCTGGTTGTGCTTCCGCCGGACCGAATAGGAAACCAGCTTCCGCGTCTTCGTTGCCACAGGCACGCTGCCTCCAAAAGCTGTCTAGTATAGCCAGCCGTTTAGTAGCTGCCGCAGACGTAGGTGAAGTAATAGGTGGTCGACGCGGTCAGGGCCGCATCCAATGTCACCACAATGGTGCTGGTGGTGGAGTTGGTGAGTTCGTAGGTAAGGATGTGGCCAGTGCCAGGGAGCCAGAGATCGCTCGAGCAGTCGAGGATATTGTTCTGCGTGTGATTGAGGTTGATCGTCACGAGAGTACCGGTCGTGGGACTGGTGCCCGTCTTGATGCTGTAGGTGCCCTGGATGTTGGTGCAGGTATGTGTAGTGGCGCAGGCAATGGTAGGGCTGGTGCCTGCCGCCGCTCCGGCGGTATAACTGGCCGTGTAGTTGCCGAACCATCCCTTCGAAGAGAGGTAGCCTGTGGCCGTCGTGTTGCCAGATCCGGTGATCTGGAACTCAGTTGTGGGACTGCTGCCTGTGCCGTTCTGGACAACGAAACCGCTGGTGCCGGTATTGTTGTCGCAGTTGATGCAAACGTAGTAAGCCCCAGCCGCCGCGTCCAAATGCATGTTGCCGCTGGAGACAATGGTCTCTGTTGGCACCGTAACCGTACCACTAAAAGTTGGCGAGGCCTTCGGCGCGTACGTGCTGGAAGCCGAAGAAATGGTCAGGAAGCCGCCGGCTGTGATGGATGCATTCACAAAGACATCCGTTGCCAGGGCAGTTGTATTGTCGCCGGTAGTCTGCGTTGGTGCGGAGGGTGTTCCGGTGAATGTCGGCGAAGCCAGCGTAGCGTAGTTGGCGATGATTGCAAAGGCGCCCGTGCCAATGGCGGTGCCATTGGACTTGAGGCAAGTGAAGGCGCCTGCAGCTGACAGCGTGCAATCTCCGGATGCTGTCTCAGGCGCATAGGCCGTCGCCGACTGCGCGATGAGGATCTGGCCGGCGGAGGGTGCCGTAGCTGTGTTCAGACCGCCGTATCCCACTCCGATCGCGGTGCCTTGCCAGACACCTGTGCCGATCGTGCCAACCGTGGTCAGTGAAGAGGTCACCACGGTCGACGCCAGAGTCGTGCCTGTCAAGGTGCCGGCTGGCGCAATGACTGCTGTCGAGCCTGCTGCTGTGATAAGCCCTTTGGCATTGACGGTGAAGGTCGGGATCGCCGTCGACGAACCGAAGCTCCCTGGATTGCCATTCACTGACGCCAGTGTCAAGGCGCCGCCGTAACCCAGAGTTGCATCCCCCGACATGGTTTCGGCAAGCAGATCTCCGCTGCTGTCGCTCCCGATCAGATATGCAGAAAGAACGCCCGTGTCCTTGACCGTAGCGGCAGTCAGGGTGGTGGTGATCGTCGTGGCGTTTGCTGTAAGAGTTCCTGTGACCGCGGCGTTCCCGTTACTGGCCACACTGAAGGCGATGGTGTTGTAATTTGTGCCTCCTTCGTAGACGATGAAGCCGCCCGTGCCCGATGAGCTTGTGTTGTTGATAGCCACAGAAGAAGTTCCGCCTGAGCTGATCTCCGTCTGGGTGCCGGCGTACTGAATGAAACGATCCACCGAGTTGACCGTGTCACGAATTCTGAACGTGTTGCTTGCGTCCTTGCGGATCTCCCATTGGCTGGTGCCCGCGTAGTTGGCGAACTCCAGAGCACCGATGTAGTCGGTGCCGCCTGTGCCTGGCTGGATGATCACGTAGTCCTGGCTGGCAGCATTGTTCGCGTGTGTCGTGACGTTGCCCGTGAATGTCGGTGCGTTCACCAGCGCGACTGCTCCGGTTCCACTCGTGCCGTTGCTCAGGTTCGCCGCGGCGATTGCGCAGGATGATCCAAGCACGCAGCTCTGGCTGGCCACCGTCACCGATGAGTTGGCCAGATAGGCATTCGCAACAGGCGTGCCCTGCCAGATGCCGGTGGTGATCGTCCCCACTGCCGTCAGATAAGAGGTCACGACCGAACTGGGAAGGCTCGTGCCAGAAAGAGAAGCTGTGATCGTGCAGGCGCCGCCGAGAGCACATGGCTGGCCGTTGACCGTGGTCGAGGAATTGGCCAGATAGGCGTTCGCAATCGGAGTCCCTTGCCACACCCCTGTAGTGATCGTTCCGACACTGGTGAGGTAGGACCCGGTCACTGTGCTGGGGAGTGAAGTGCCAGAGAAAGTGCTGGTGCTCACCGTGCAAGGAGAACCCAGTGTGCAGGTCGTTCCGTTGATGACGATCGTTGAATTGGCCAGGTACACGTTCTGGATCGGCGATCCCGACCAGCTGCCTCTCGTGATGTCACCGGCCATCCCCATCTCGAAGACAATCGTGCCGTTCTGCCAGAACTCCATGAGATCGTAAGCTCCAGAGTTCGGAGCCACGATGCCAAAGTAAGTAGGCATGATGAACATCGGCACAACAGCACTTGTGTCTGCAATGAGGAACTCAGGAGACGATGCATACGGCGCGCCGCCGATCTCGGCGTAGCCTGTCATGGCCAGATTATTGATGACCGGACTGGCCGAAGTCACCAGTTGGTTGCCAGTGCCGGTCACGCTTGTCAGCTTGATGCCGAGGTTCCCGGAGGAAGTGACAGGGCTGCTCGTGATGGTGAAATAGCTCGAACTGTCCGTCTCTGTCAGCCCGACGCTGGTGACTGTTCCGCCCGTCGATCCAGATCCGCAAGCTGAGCCGGTGTTGGTGACCCAACCCGAGTTGTCGATCTGCAAGCAGTTGTGCCCGCTGCTCGCGGCAAGCCCAGGGATCTTGACAGCATTCGCTGCTGTGAGGCTGAAATACAAAGTCGAGCTGTTGCCACCGTAGACAGCAAAACCGGAGCCAGAACCACTCTCGTAGTTGATGCGAACATTTGCACCGCTACCCGCATCGATGTAATCATCTCCGTTCTGGTAGGCCTTGAAGTGATCAAGGTTGTCGATTGCGGAGTTCAACACCCAGTTGTTGTACTGGTCCTTCTCCATATACCACTGGCTGTTGCCGTTCCAGTCCTTGTAGGTGAGAGACTCCTTCTGAGCGGTCGTCAGACCAGACCACAACGAGAAGTCCGACTCTGCATCAACACCGTTTCGCACCTCAGCAGAGGATTGAAAGACCGTCTCGCCTGCCACAGTCAGAGTGCCTTGGAAGGTGGCGTTGCCATGGCCATCGATCAAGCCAACAGTGGTTTCACTTGAACCGCCAGACCCAAAGATGACGCCGCCAGTACCGGAGTTGTTGGAACCATTGAGCACAATCGCGCCGGTGCCAGCAGCATTGAGCACGGTCTGGTTGTTGGTACTTCCAGAAAGGGTGATCTCGGCCAAGGCGTTCGGCGCCTTGGTCTGGTTGGGTCCAGTAAATGTGACCGTAGGCGCGCTGGTGTACCCGGCCCCGTTGTTGGTCATGGTAACTGAAAGCACGTACCAACTGGTGCCGCTTCCATACATGACAGCGGTGCCGGCGGCGCCTGTCCCGCCTCCACCCGAGAATGTGATCGTCGGCGGTGTCGAAGACGTGTAGGTCCCGCCGTTGTTCAGGGACACACCCACAACGGAGTTCCCGTTCGCGCTGAGATATTGTCCGATCGAGAGCCTGTACACACTGTTGAGCAGATCCTGAACGTAATACATCTGCATGCCCGACGTGCCATCACCGAGACCGTAGATCCAACGGTATCCATAATCGGTTTGGACTTCGGTCAGTCTGCCGCGCTCGTTGCCCACGCCAATGCCAAGCCGTTGGTGATCTTCGATGGTCACATCTTGCTGGCTGGCGTACCAATCACCTTTCATCCCATTGGAAGCACGGTGAAACGCATCCTCGAAGTTGTTGCGGCTGCCGTTGTCGATCAGGTCGCCAGTGAAGAAGGTGCCACCGTTGATCACAGAGTTAAACTGGGAGCCTGAGTCAGCCTGGTACTGAATGGTGGAGACTTCGTTGCGCAGGCCCAGGATCGTGTTGTTCTGTGCGTGCGAGCCAAGATGGAACATCGTTCCACAGCCTTCAACGTCGCCGCCGATGAAGGTATTCCCATCGCCTGCCTGCAGGTTGATGCCGTAGATCCCTGTGATCGGATTGCCATTACTCTCCGGGCAATCGATGTGAACCCTGATGAATGTGCTGGCGTTCATCCAGTCTGTCGTGGCTGCATTCGAGATCAGATGGCCCGTGCCATTGATCGCCTGTCCGAAGCCAGTGAACTCCATGTCCTCGAAGGTGCCACCGGCATAATTGCCGGTGCCGTCAATGGTCATGCCAGTCTGGTTCTGATTGCCGAGGAAGTAGCTGCTCTCAAGGCGGATCTCCTGCGCGCGATAGGCATAGAAGCCGGTCGCCGCGCTGGTCGATCCTGTGGTGTTGATGGCCACGTTGTCCATCTTGAAGCCCATTGTGTTCTGGGCATACGTGGTGTCTCCGACCTGAACAGCATTGCTCGGACCGGAGTACAGAAGAACAGTACCTCCCTGGCTTCCACTCGCGGTGCTAATACCTCGCAGAGAACAGCCATGCAGAACCACGTTGCGCACGGCCGCCGGCACAATGATCTGACTGGCCGTCGAGATCGTGGCGCAAGGCAGATAGATCACGGCGTTGGTCGTCGAGATCGTCAGGCTCAACGCCATCGACAGCGTTCCCACGAAGTTCCGCGCATCGCAAGTGCCTCCGTAGGTCTGATTCAACCCACTCAGGCAATTGGCAATCTTGACTCCGATGTCCGAACCAGAGAACTGATCGACCTGGTAGACACCGCCGATCTGCTTTGCATCCAGAATCGAGCTGTTCCCCGAACTCAAACCAGGGACGGTAGGAGGAAGCGTTGTCAGAGGTGTGTTCAGGTTCGCGGCCGGAGTCGTGAACATGTACGGCCGCGTCCAGATCAGATTGCCGGAAGCGTCCGCCAGTGTGACCTGGTAGTAGTCTGTTCCGATGCACTTGAAGCTGTGGTTCCTGGGGATCTCTGCATTGATGTATCCGCCGGAAGTGGTGATCGCTACATCAACTGGATTCGTCGGTGCAGATGATCCGCAGTTCGTCAGGACGAACGTCACCGTGGCATTCGGCACGGCCGCATTGGCATTGTTCTTTACAGGCCCGGAAAGCTGCGTGACTTGGCCGTAGGCCAGAACAGGAAGGAGAACGAGCAGGAATGCAAGGATGGATTTAAGCTGGCGCACGGAGTCCCTCGGAAGTCAGCAGTTGTGCGTACCGACTAACAGTTAGGCAGGAATGGCGATGGCATGAATGGTGCCGGTGTGGGCTGCGGCGGAGTCGGTGTTGCTCACCTTGACGGTCACGCCTGCCCCGCCAGCGTTATAGAACCAGGAGTCGATCTGCAGGAAGCCGGTCGAATCTTCCACCGAAAGGGTGACGGTGTAGTTGTTGCCGGTGAAGGAACTGGCCCATCCCACAACGACATTCGTATGGCTCGATGCCACTATCGAGGGCGTCACCACCTGCGCCGTTGTGGCCGCGTTGTTGTTGACAGCAGTCTGAAGAGCATTGAGAGTCGCAGTCGTCGTGTTCAGCACCGACTGGAAGTTCTGCAATGCCAGTGAAATGTCGTTCTGGTTGGTGGCTGACAACTGCGACGAGAGGACCGCCACCTGTGTGCTCAGGCTGGTCATCTGGCCCTGCAAGTTCGTCTGCAGGTTCTGCAAGTAGTTCAGAGACTGGGCGACCGTCAGAGGTGTCGAAGTCAAAGCGTTGAAGCACAGCGCCGTCAGGTTGGTGGAGTCTGTGTTGATTGCGCGGCCTTCGAGGCCCGCGGTCGCGGCCAGACCAGGCAACACCTGCAGCAGTGGAATGAGTGTCCCATTGATGAACGAGACGATCGAGGTGAGATCAATCAGTCCATCGTTCTGGTCATCGTTATAGTCCTGCGACGTTGGGGAACCGTTCAGTGGAACGGTTCTCTGCGTGGAGACCAGCGCCAGGGAGGTCAGCGGAAGAGTGGCCATTACATCTCCTGCAGCGACGCGCCGGTGAAAGTGGGCGTCACGGTTCGATCTGAAGTGGACAATTGAACTTTGAGTTGCACGGACCAAGTGATGGGAATCCAGTTCGCAGTAACTCCTGAGTAGGAGACACTGTAGGTCTTCCCTGAGAAGGTGTTGGTAGGGTTGCCGGGGATCAGCATCAGACCGTCCCCATACCCACCCTGCGCCACATAGTCGTGAGTCATTCCAGGGATGGGCCCGTACCTCTCAGCATTTGTACCGAGCGGATTGGCAAATGCAGGGTTCAGCCCCGGTGCCACTCTAAGAGGAAGCCCCGTTGTCAGGTCAGTGACTTGGATCGAGTTCAAGAAGATCGTTTCAAACTCACGGGTGCCGCTCGGCATGTTGAGGCTGTAACCGCCATACTCCGGCGCGCCCGACATAGCCGACACGGTGACACCAGTAGCCGAAACTGTACCTGTGTTGGGAACAGGAACCACGCTGCCGGCCGCGTACTCCTGCCAAAGGCCCCCGTTGAAACTGAGGAAGTAAAGAATGCCTGGAGTCGCAGGCGCGACCAGTTTCAGGTTGGCGCTGGCGGGAGTGAAGAAGATGGGCTTCGTCACCATCTCGGACACCATCTCGAATTCTGTCTCAGTCCCGGCGAAGTCCGTAAGCCCGAAGGTGTACGAGGTACCTCCCAAGGTGTCAGGCGCCGCCGGCATGATCGCCAAGGTGATGTAAAGCATCTCCATCGGTGCGAACCAGGCTGTCAGGCGATACCCGTTCATGCTCACCTGTACGGCTTGCGTGAATGTGGTTCCGTCAGGTGATGCTGAGACCTTGAAAACCGGAGTCGGCGGCATGGCAGCCAGGTCAAAGGTCAGCACTGTCATGTTCAAGGACTGAGCCAACTGCACCGTGAATGTGCCGGTTGGAATTGAACCGTCCGTCGTGTTGACGCGAAAGAGCGAATTGTCAGTCGAGATGGCTTCTGCCGTTCCATCCGATGTTGCAAAGGTCTGGTTCCGGATGACGGCATTGGTTGTCGTGGATCTCTCTTTGAGAGTGACGGCCTGCGCATCGGCGCGAACTGTGGCCGATGTCTGAGTCTGATCGATGTCCAGAAAGTCCGTGGTGACGAAGTTCACGGTCGTGTAGGGCGGGCTGATGCGATTGGCCCGTTGCAACCGGCTGTTCAGGGCCTCGACCTGCTGCTGGAAATCCACCAACGACAGATTGCGATAGTTGGTCAGGGCATTCAGAATGTTCTCTCCCTGATTCCACAGAACATTGAAAGCAGCCATCAGCTGCGATGCCGAAGCAACTTCACCGAATTGGAATGTAGGAAGGGATGTGCTCATAATTAGACTGCCTGGAAACTGGCTTCGTAGAGAAGTGGGGAGTAGTAGCCCTGCAACGAAGCAAGAGCCGATGCGCCCAGTGCGGACGTCTGATAGGAGATGGTCACCAGAGATTGCGTAGCAGTGAAGGTCAGAGTGTTGCCTGTCAGCGTGAAGTCGGAAGTGTTCTTCAAGAAGAGCGATCCCACCTGCGCGCTCAGGCTGCCGGTGAGCGGTGCGTCCTGAAAGACCACAGGGCCTGTGACATTGCTCAAGACGATTGTCTGCTCGACCATCCCGTTGTTCAAAGTCGTGGTGGTCTGGCTGATGATCGTGTACGGCGTATTTGCAGCCGCACTCGATGGCAGCGGCAACAGCGGCGAACTCTGTTGACTGAAGGCGCTATCGCTGCGATTCAGGATCGCCCGATACCAGAAGGGCTGTGACACAGCGACGACCCCAGGTGTGATGCTTACGAAGTTCACACCATCCGTGGAGATCTGGTGGGTGATGGAAGTGTACGGGCTGGTGGTGACCTGCTCGGCGGCGAACTCGGCCGAGGTGCTGGAGAGATAGATCGGCTGGCTCGTCACCATACCCGACGATTGGTAGGACCGTTTGTAGGCATTGAACGAGCGCAGAGCAAAGCTCGTCTGGCCCGCGCGGCAGGCAATCACCACCCTCATCTGTTGAACCAGACGGGGCGGAAAGTCGATGATCACATCGCCAGAGCATTTCCCCGAAGTGGCATCCAGAATGATCATGGGCACATCGAGGTCTGCCAGCACGTCGTTGAATACCAGACCATCGGGAGAGCTGGTCAAGTTGGTGATCTCGAGGCCGGCGTAAGTGTCCAGAGCGATCTGCAACCTGTTGATGATCGTCGGACTGGGAAATGACAGGAGCAGCTCCAAGGAAGATCCAGACCATTGGAAGGAATTCCCCACCGATGTTGAAGACAGGTTGCTGATGGCATTGACGGCGCTCCCTGAGCTGCCGATACCTATCGAGAAAGTCGGCGAAAGCAGAGTCTGTGTGCCCAGCGGAAGTGTTGCCAGACCAGCGTTGTAATCAAGCGTTGCCGTGTAACCCGGCTGGAGAACGGAATCGTCAATGAACGGCGCCAGGAACTGCTGCTGGTTCGAGATGTAGATCGACTGGCGGATCAGCTGGCGCAGTGCGTTCTGGGAAGCAGCCGCAAGGTTGTAGAGGTCGCCGGCGCTGTTCTCGATCCGCAGGATCTCGGCAGCGATGTCGTTGGAGTCCTGATTGAGCAAGGTCAGGTTCTGAGACAGATCACCGACAATGGCAGGCTTCGACCGGATCTGCGCCAAGGTCTGCATGTTGTCACCCAGATTCAGAACCGTGTTGACCATGGAATACACTGCGGCCTGGTATTCCTCGCGCGTTGAGAGGGTAAGCCCTCGCAGGGAATCCTGCAGCCGGGAAAGCCGGTCCGCGATGACGCTGTCGTTGCTGTCGAGAAGAAGCGAATTGAACATGGTTTGCTTACTGGCCTGTCACCTGCAGCATGTAGCGTTGAACTATGGCCGATGCCTGCCGGTGAACGATCTTGATGTAAAAGTCAACGTGATCGACTGAAGAAAGGGCGCCAGAACCTGTGGTCCATCCGTTGATGAACGGGTAGGTGAAGGAGAAGCACTGTCCGCTGCTGCCTTGTGGCAGCAGATAACCCGTCAGATTCTGTTTGATCACCGTGCCCGTGTTGTCGAAGGCTTGAAAGCAGAGATAGAAATCTACCGCTTGTCCTGAGGTGTCATTTGACATAGCCCAGGAAAAGCCCACCAGCGACGCCAGTACACCTTCTGAGTTAAGAGCGGAAGCTATCTTGTTGACAGTATTCGAGGTACTGGCCGTGTAGGCCGTACCAGACGAACCAGCCGCGAAGTCCGCATCGAACCGGATCAGTTCGGGAATCCCCACGAATCGCACAGGACCCGAAACAAAGACACCTGAAAGGGCCGTCCAGGATTCTCCGGAAACATCTGCCACCCCAAACTCATACTGAGCGCCCGTGTAGACAACTGCCGGCGGTGGAACCACATTGCGGGCGTTGAAGGGAAGAACTGCCTGCAGCTGGCTCATGACGTTCAGGCGCAGGGCATCAGGAGGGGTGACTGTTTGCTGCTTCAGGGAGTAGTTCGGCTGGTAAAACGTCAGGAACGCCTTTGAAACCAGCGGGTTAGTTCCCAAAGTCTCGTCGAGGTGGAGAGCAGTTGGCTGGTCGATCGGCGTCGAACCACTCCACACTGTCTGTCTAGTATTGGTTGTTATCCCCTGAATCTCTACTTTTGTCAGAATCATGGGGAAAGTTGTGAATGGAGTCACCCGGAGGACCGTCAAATAGCTGAGCTGGGCGAAGTCGACTTCAAGAACTGCCGTGGCTCCCACAGTGTTTGGAGACGCCTGACCCACCGCCTGCAGAAGATAGGCCTGTGTGGGAGCCGCAGATCCGATCTCGATATACATCCCTGTCGGTGTCCCGCGCTCATCGGTAACGGGCAGGGCCCGGTTTCCTTTGCTGTCTACACTCCAGGCGATCGGCGGGAACGAGGTGGCTCCGTCTGGATACGGCCGAGCCGGGTCCAGCATGAGCAAAGGCGACCAGTTGACCTGGTCGATGGAGCACTGGTACGCCGGGAATTCTTCCTCAAAGAAGATGTCGACAGTTGTGGAGGCCGCGGCAAGTGTGATGGGTGTGAAGTTGCCATACCGATCCACCGTGTAATCGGTGACCGAGGAAAGCAACTGCTGATTGGTAGTGCCGTAGCCGACGAAGACGTAGACTTCGTCGGTGTCCACCGTGTAGGGAGACAGAGAAAGTGTCGTTCCATTGGTGGCAGAGGCGGTGGTGTGTCTTTGCCCCCCGACAAAGGACGTCCGAATGTAGACCGGAAGAGAACCGAGGTTCGAAGTGCCAGTCACAACAAACGGGCTCGCCGCGGGGGTGACGCTCGGCGTCGAGGAGAAGTTGATGAGAGGTTGGGGTTCCAGCAGGGTCAGCTTCGTCCAGTTGTCCTGGTTCAAAACCTCGACCTGCGCATTGCCTGCGGTATACGTCCAGGTCAAGTTGTTGACTGGTACGCTGGTGATGCTTTGAGGAGGTGTCAGCCCGGAAGACGGGGCAGTCGTGCCCGGAAGAAGCACCGTCGCCAGATTGGAAGCCAGCGTCGGATTGTTGCTGTAGGTCGCGCTCGTAGCAGGATCGGTCCAGATTCCTGTCAGGATGAGCGGAGCGATCGGACCGTAACCCACTCCGAAATCCCACATGATCTGAGCGGCGCCGGTCACGGCAGGGATAGTGCTGGCCCATGTCTGAAGGTCGGCTTCAGCCAGAAGCTGATCGATGAGAGCAGTGTCTTTGCTCAGGACAGAGAGCAGGGCGGTCAGTTGAGTAGCAAAGGCATTCGACTCGTTCAACAACGCCGCAAACTGGGCAGCCAGCAGGGTGAGAGGATTGTTGAAAGACTCGTCCGTCACGACCTGTCCGGCAGAAGGTTGTGGCAGCGTGGAGAAGTTCTGCGCCTGCTTCTGAAGGGCCACCAGGGCGGCCTGGTCGAACACCTGACCGCCGCCGAAGTCGCCGGCCTGGATCGCCTGCTGCAAGAGCGTCACGAGCTGCTGGTAGTAGGACGAGCTGAGTGTGGACTGGTAGTTCCCGAGGAGTTGCATTCTTTACACCACGTCGCAATCGACTTGCAGTTGAACGTCGAGAACCTTGGTCAGAGAGACCGATGGAGGGATGACATACCGCACCAGCATGTGAGCTGTGTCGAAGGCCCCGATCTGGCCGGCCGTGCCGACAGAGCCAACCGCTTCCTGAGGAAGCGGCAGCCATGTAGAGGGAGTGCTTTCGAGACCGACCGTGTTCGAGAAGCGGTTCCAGGTCAGGCCGTTGTCGAAGCTGATCTCAACACCGCCAGTTACCGATGCCGTCGCGTTGCCATAGGCATCGGTGATGTAAGGCCACTCGCCTTGCACCGTGGGCGCATCGCTGCCTGTCAAATAGAAGGCGACGTTGATTAGTGTCTCGAACGTCAGATTGACGCTGGCAGAGGAACTCAGCGAGAGCGCCAGCGGCGTGGTCGTGATGCCGGGGAACACAATCGGAAAGGTCAACTGACCATCGATCCAGTTGGCGCCGTCGTAGCCTTCAAGGACGGTTGTTCCTTCCTGCCAGATGAGATAGAAGGGTTTTGCCATTAGACTGATTCGTTTCCTTCCGGATCGTAGTAGCGGATCGCGGCAATGGATCCCATGGGCAGAACGGAATTGACGATGCCGGCAACCACATCACGGGTCATTGTGTTCAGAATGCGCGTTGGCAGGTAGACCACCAAAGCTCCGCCGACCGGATAAGGCCGCCCATCAAGGTAGCCAAGATCCCAGAAGTTGTCCGCCTGGGGAATGGTCTGATAGGCCGGCGCGAGCCCGCCGCCGCGAGTGCGGACGTCGGTCATTTCAAAGGTCGCAATGCCGAAGGAGACACCAACCACCATCTCGGCGAAGACAGTCCCACTCGCCGGGGTCTGTCCGCTCCAGGCCGGAGGGTTGGGATCGTTGGTCATCCCGGCAATAGGGCCTGAATCGTTGAAGACCTGGTGGTAAATCTCCTGCAAGGGATTGCTTGTGGCACGGTAGTAAAAGCAGATGACCGTGTTCTTGATGCTGGGGTTGGTGACGGGATTCACATCCAGCGCCGTGTAAACGACGTCCGGCTCAAAGTAGGAGTAGAACCCATAGACGGTGTCGGTGGTGAGCACCGTGGGCACAACAGCCACTCTGCCCGTGAAAGGATCGACATCCGAGATCTGATTGCGCTTCCAGGGATAGAGCGTGCCGTGCGTTTCAGGCTCTCCATTTGCAGAGCCGTCCATCGCGTACTTGATCTCCTGGTTGCTGTCGAATACAACGATGTCGGGCAGATGGTTGGGGTCGTTGTAGATTCCATGCCTGTCGAACTGAATCAGGTTGGGCCCGAGGACCGTGCCTGGAATCCAATAGCCCAGCAGATACGGCCGGGTGGGCAGGAAACTCTGGATGGGATATTCCAAAGCCGGAGGCTGCAGCGAGAATCGCACGCGCGGGAACCATGGCAGATAGGAGGGCGCTTCGTAAGGAGGCAGCGCCTGGTAGCCGTTCTGCACCAGAAAGCGGATGGAGTATGAGACGACCGCGCTGGCAAGCTCGATCATTCCACCCGTGAAAGCGTAGCCCTTGGAAGTGTCTCCATTGGTGCTCAGAGGCATCACCTGGTTGTAATGCAGCAGGCTGATCTTAACCCGGCCGGCACTGTCCACATAACGCACCTGAAAGGCGAGCGTAGAAGGAACATCGTGGTACATCCAATTGCCGCTGAACAACACAGTTGGGGCCGGTGTGACCACTGATCCGTCCAGATTGAGGATCGTCGCGCCAGACACCGACTGCCCGAAGTTGTGGTAGAAGTAGAGCGGCGTCACTCCATCGGCGGCGAACTGATTGGTGATTTGAAAGAACTGGTTCTGGACCATGTACAGAACATCGCCTGTGATCGTCACCGATTGGTTGTAGTCAGGAGCCGTGAAGTTCGGAGAAGTGGCAAGACCTTCCGATGCCGTCCAGATGCCCAGCGAACCGGGCAGGTACGGTGTGTTCACAATATCGATCAGGTCGGCTGGACTCACGTCTTCGGCCGTCACATGTGCAATGGCGATGGCACGGGCCGGCAGGTTCTTGCCATAGTAGAAAGTCTGGATTCCAGTTGGCGGCATTGCATTCTCCAAACGAGTTAGAGCCTATCCGCAAATAATGACAGTCTGCCTCCAACAAATCATGGCACAGGCAAGTGAAAGAAGAGCAACGTAGCTTGCCTCTGTCTTCTCGAAGCTGACCAGTAATTTGCGGAATCGATTGATCCATGAGTGGGTTCTCTCCACTACCCAGCGGCGCGCCTTGAATCCAGGTGTCGTGAGCTTGTCATGGGCTTCTTCGCGTCGTTGCTTGATGTGCGGCCTATAGTCCCGTTCGACGACTGCGTTCAGTGCAGGTGCGCCCTTGTAACCGGCGTCGGCGCAAAGACTGTTCTGTCCAGCTCGGCCCGGCATCTCCATCACGACTTGGTCCAACGTAGCTTCAAGTAGTTTTACATCATGCGTGTTTGCGCCGCTGACGACGAGCGATAGCGGGACCCCAATCCCGTCGACCAGTAGGCTTCGTTTGCGCCCATTTTTTCCCCCGATCCGTTGGGTTGGGCCCAACGCATTCGGTTGCAAGTGGTGCCTTGTGCATCGCGCCGTCGATGCTCTGCCAATTCCATGCAATGGCTTCCATCTCGTCATACTCGGCCAGACCCGCACGCCACAATCGAAGAAAGAAACCTGCTTCCTGCCACTTCTGGAAGTGCAAATGCACGGCACTGGCACTGCCATATTCACGCGGAAGAGCCTTCCACTGACACCCCGTGCGCAGAACATAAACGATGGCCGAAAAGATTTGGCGGGGCGGCATGGGCTTGCGGCCGCCGCCTGGCTTGCGAAGATATTGGCGGTCCTCGGAGCGACTTACTACAGGAATCAGTGGCTCAACTTTGGCCCAAAATGCATCTGAGATTGCCCAAGACTTCATGCTGTTATGCTATCAGTTATTTGCGGATAAGTTCTAAGAAGTTATAGGTAAATAGCGACAAGGCGAATACCTGATTGAACGGTATGTTCATTGGGCTGGATTTGTTCGACGATGGATGCATGTTTGGGATGGGCGGCTACCTGGCTCTGCTGCAAATGGTCGCCGCCCAGATTTGCAGCAGACAGACAATCGCTATTCGCGGACAAGTTCTTAGTTACCGACTGCGATCCAGTAGACGGTCCGGGCAGAAGGCGGTCCGCCAACGTAGGCTGTAAAGCCGTACGTGCTGGGAGTGTCAGAGAGAACAAAGAATCCAGAATCGAATCCTGGAGGGCAAACTGCCACTCCATACACCCCGAAGCAGTTGTTGGGAAACGCCGGATTGAAGGAGAAGGATGAACCAGGTGCGCTGTTCCCCACAGATGCCATCGTGCCCCACTGAATCATGAACACGTTGGTTCCCATGGCAAACTTGATGTAGCCGTTGTTCGCCACGAAGTCGTATGAGATGGTGAGACCGAGATCGGGCAGCGTGATTCCGTGTGGGTTCTTGTGGCTGACCTTGTTGACGTGCCCCACGAGAATGCTGGCGATTGCGCTCATAAGACCCAGGGAAGTTGTAGTTATGGCGCCGTCGCCGTCCACTGCGCCGGGGTAGGCGGTAATGCCCTGGCTCAAAATCCCATAGACATCTCCGTTGTGCAGCAGCCCTGACTGAAGGACGTTGGCCATGAGAATCCCGAAGCCGGGATCCATGGCAGCAGCCGCCGCTCCCGGATCGCGGAGAACCTCAAAGCCGCCTGAATCAGCGTCGACCTCCGGGGGATGGGAAGTGGAGAGTCCAAGCACCTGGCCGACGTGGCTGGCAGGAGCTGCCCCAACTTGGGATGCGGTGGGCATCTGATGAACGCCGTTGCCGAGAGGCGCCGGCGCGTGGGCCGCAAAGGCTGCCTGAGTGGCATTGGCCAGCGCGCGCACTGCCTCGATGACTACAGCCCCTGTCTGGCTGGTTGGAACGTGAACGAGTTTGGCAGTGGAAATGCCACCAGGATCTTGTCCCGCTCCTGTGCCGATCGGCAGCGTATTGCTTCCGGAAAGCACCGGCACGCGCACAGCGGCGTCCGTCACACTCAGCGGATTCGGGTTGCGGGAGTTGGTTACACTCGGATCATCGGACGACAGAGCTTGGCCGCTCGATGTCGCGGTGGTCAAAGAGACCATGCCGGCCTTCGCACCAGACGCCAATGCCTGAATCTTGACACCTGAAGAACTCACCACCGTGAGAATGCCTGTCCCGGATGCCACAGCAAAAGAGAACAACACAATCGGGTTCGAGTTCTGCTGGAAGTAAAGGGAGGTATTCAACGTCGTGGTAGACGTGTCTGCCGCTGCCACCTGCAACACCAGCTGCCCCATCTCGGCCGTAGGCTCGCCTGTGGCGGAATCGACCAGCGATGGATCAACGGTGTTGTTGACGATGACCAGCTGCCAGTTCAGATAGAGGTTCGTCTGTCCCGACGTCAAGGTAACCGGGGTCGCCTCGCTGGTCTGCAGGATCTCCCAACGGCCGCGAACGAACACCAGCATCGGCTGCGAGGAATTGGTCGCCGTCAGGGTCACGGTTGTTCCTGCGACCGTGGGGGTCACGTTGAAGGTCGCGCCTTCCTTGTAGATCGCACCCAGATCCCAAGCCCAGCGTGTGATGTCATCGGGAGCAACACCCTGCATGATCTGCTGGAGCCTGTCCAATTCGCTGGCTTCGAGAATGCGCTCAGCAATCCAGTCGATATAGCGATAGCGTGCTTGATTGAAAGTGGACATGAAAACCTCGTTTGGAAATTGGAAATTGCGGACCAACGATTAGCCGGGAGGCAGTGATGTAGGGCCGGATGACGAACCTGCATTGGACTGGCCGAGCCTGTACTGGGCCAGGTAACCCTGAATGGCGTCGCTGAGAACGAGCCACGGATTCTCAATGATCAGAGGCGGATCGGCCATCTGCAGCAGGACCGTGTTCGAAGACAGATTCGAGTCGACGACTTGAAGATTGATCTGGACGCGCTGAAGGAACGTCAGGAAGTAAGCGCCCGTTGTGGTGGAAGACGGGATCGGCTGGGCATAAACCAGAGCCACAACCTCGCCGGTGAACAAAGACGAGGTGTAGTTGTTCCCGTTCACATCCAACGCCTCGATCGGTACGATCGGGCCTTGCGCGGTCCTGGGCGGATAAATCAGATCGCCGACGGAAATGGCTGCCGTGATGCCTGTGACCCCTGTCAGGGCCGTCGCGGTCTTGCTGGTGTAGGCAACGATCATGTTGTCGACAACGGCTGTTCCGGATGCCGGAAAGTTGCCTGTCTGATTCAGAGAAATACTCGATGCGCCGATGGCGGCAGCCAGTGTAACTTGTGCGGTGTTGGGACCGATCCATGCCACGAGTTGGCCATTGGTCTTGTAGTTCGCTTCACCGGGTGTTCCCGATGTTGTCCATGGAACCTGGCCCTGAATGGTGTTGGCGCCGATCATCCCGTAGATTGGGCTGTTGTCCAGCACGGAGTAGAGAGTGACGAGCCAGTTGGCGCCATCCCACACCTGTGGGATCGGCAGAGCTTCTGGAAGGACAACCGTGTCGCTGGCCTGGAAGGTTTCTTTGATGCCCGCCAGGCCACTGCCGGCGGCCGTCGTCGGAACGTAGACACCCCAATCGGCCTTGGGCGTGTAGATCATGTTCACAACGCCGTCCGCGCCGGTGGTGACTGTGACTTCTTCCGCGGTCGGATCTTGGTAATTGATCAGACCCGACCAGGTGTCCGTGTCCACCACAACCTTCATGGTCACGTTGGGAACGACCTCTCCATTGAGAGGGCCATGAGCCGTTGCACTCAGGAGGGAATAGTCTCCGTTGAAATAGACCGGACCGTAGGCAACCAGATCGATGATCGACTCAAGAGTCGCAGGAATCGCAATCAGCGGCTTGTCGCAGGCCAGAGAGATTGAGACGGGAGCGAGCTGCCTGTGTTGGAGGTAGACAAACCCGCTGGTGATGCCGGAGAAAGCCGGATTCAAGTCAACCGGAAGCTGCCGCGTGTTCGTGGTCGTGTTGGCTGCCGAAGGAATCACAGGGGTGTTGATGCCCGGAACATTGCCGGCGGTGATGGTCAGCGGGATGCACAAAGACGCTGTCGGATCGTTGTCGCCCGAACCCTTGTAATACTCCAAGCCGTTTCCATATCCAATCCCCGGAATACCCACGAGGATGTAGGCAGACTCCGCGCAGAATGCCGCAGATGCGTAAACCGGGCCTCCTCCGCAGTTCCGAATGGCAGCAAGCAAATCAGGAACCAGCCGATTGGACTGAGGATCACCATAAGACACAATGATGACGATCTTGCTCGAGTCCAGACTGTTCAGGAAGTTGGCCATCACTTCGGCTTCAGCGGCCTGGCTTCCCATGATCTCGAACGTCGTGAAGGACTCGTTCACCATCGTTGCTCGGTCGACGACCAGGACGTTGTAGGAAGCCCCAAGGTTGTAAGCGAGAGCACCATCAACCCAGATGCCGGCCGAATATGTCTGACTCGGGTTCAAGCTGGCCAGGGCTTGGACAAGCCCCTGACCCGCCGTCGAGAGCCTGTAGGTGTGCGACGTGGCATAGGTCTGAGCCGCCAGCTCGTACTGGAGGGCAATCGCGGGATTGCACACCGCATAGACGGGCTGTCCTTGTGTGTAGAGGCCGCCCGGTGTCGAGGTGACGGAGACCGTGCCATCGTCGGAATCGAAGTCGAAGCTGTTGAGCGCCGCAGTCCCCAGGTCTCCGCCCAGCGCGATGTACATATTCTGAATGGAATAGATCGGGTACACCGGCAGGTTGAACGTGTCGTTTCCTGTCCCGCCGAGAACTCCGAGGAACAGAGTCTGCTGAGCCAGAGGCTGATTGATCGTGATCGTCTTTGTCGCCTGGCTCAACTGGAACTGCGGGCTGCCGTCGTTCACAAAGGCGGATGCCTGGTAGCGATAGCTGGTGGCGACTGAATAGAAGCCGTCGGAATCCTGCTGCCAGGTTCCCACGAAGATCGGCTTGTTGGGATTAGGCTGGTTTGCCAGAACGTGTGTGAGCACCGTACCGGGATGAAACTCCAAACCCGGTGTGCCCGGCAGGAAGTAACGCACGGGCCCGGCAAAGTACGAACCGTCCTGTATCTCGAGGAAGACGGAGTTGGCGTCGTTGCCCGTGCCTTCCACAAACTCCAGCGGCTGGAGATCGTTGTTGTCGCCAATTCCGCTGGTGAACTTGTCGATCCCGATCGCGTCTACATCTGCATCCCATTCGATGGGCACAAGCGCCGCGGCGTTGATTTCGTCCTCGTCGCGCCAACGGTACTGGCCAATTACAAAGCCGGGAGTTGTGGCAGATACCTGACGGTTGGATGGCAACAGACGAGCTGCCAGAGGAACCATCTGGTCACGGCGGATCATATAGCCGGCAGCCATCGGAACAACACCAAGGGCTGTCGTTGGAATGGCTGAGGTGTTCCCCGACTGGTACGCGAAGAACGAACTCGTCGACACTCCCCAGTTGGTGAACTCCTGCTGCACACCCGGCGGAACTGTCACGCTGATGTCGATGCGCATCATGTTCTCGGCACCGGCGGGGATCGATTGAGCCGCGGAGATGTACGCGCCACCCGCAACTCCGAAGGCCGTCGTTCGGCACGAAGCTGAAGGGTTTGTGGGAACCCCAAACGCCACCAGCAGGTTGTTAGGCACATCGGAACCGGAGCCGAAGAACACCACATTGCCGCGCGAGCGCCACACGATGTTGGGTCGGATCAGGTACTCGTCGCCGATGGTTTGGGTGATACCTGTAACCCCGGTGAGGCTGTTGTTGGTTGTTCCGGTATAGCTGATGACCATCTGGGAAGCAGCGGTCGATCCGTTTGCCGGGACGTAGACAACCGCGGAACCCGATGCCGGAAACTGGAAAGTCTGATCCAGAGATACCACGGCCGCGCCGATGGCAGCAGGTGCAGTGACTGTCGCCGTGTAAGGGTCGCCGAGATAGAGGGTGCCTGGCTTGACACCGCCGGCGAGGGGCAACAGGAACCGCTTTGGCGTGGCCGCCACAGCCGGATCTTGAAGTGCTGCGTCTTGGTAGAAACCGATCATTATTGTGCCCAGTAGGAGGGGTCCGCATTCATCACGGCCTGCACGACTTCGCGGAGTTGGTAAGCAAGCACGTTGTCAGAGCTAACGCCCACAGTAGCCAGAGAAGGTTCGACCAGGCCAAACAGGCCCAGCTCGCTGCACACGATGTTGTAGGGCATGGCGGTGTACTGGTAAGCCACGGACAAACCGGCCGGCAAGGTGCTTGAGAAGATCAGCTCTCCGGTTTGAGGATTGAACACATAACTACCTGGCGCCACACTGAATGTGAGAGAGGACTCGATCACATTGGCGTGCGCCAGCATCTGATCGGTCATGGTGATGGCTTCACTGGGAATCGTGAACTGGTTGCTCTGCTTGGCGATCTGAAGCGCCGGCCCATCCGGGCCGAGCAGGGTTGCCGTCACACCTGTGATGGCATTCAGATCGTTCACGACATCGCTGATCTTTCTCCAGACCCAGTAATCATCGGGAGCCATCGTCACCGTAGGGATGGTGTAAGCGACACCATTCAGAACGACCGTGACCAACCCGATGCACACCGTAATGGTCATGCTGAGAGACGTGGAGCTGACAGAGATCCCTGCCCACTGCGTCAAACTGAGCTGCAAACAGACCTGATCCTGCTCGCCTTCATAAGTGCTGTCCTGGCGGCATGTCGTGGCCAGATAGCAGCGTTCAAGGAAAGCAACGGAGTCCTCGCCCTGCATACGAGTGAGGCCGACATTCAGGCCCGCGACGTCCGCATAGGTCAAGCTATTTACGCGCTGAATCTGCGTGGAAGTGTTCATCGGTTACTCAAAGGAAACGCTGTCGTAGGTGTCGGTCAGATAGATGGCCAGACTGTTCGGATCAAGAATGTATCCGTCGTATCTCGGCTTGACTGCGACTGCATTGCTGCCAGTCCACAACCAGAGCCTTCCCATCACGTCATAAGCAATGCCTTGAATCGCGGGCACGATGTTGGAAAGGTCGTAGGTGTTGATGACTGGAGTTGCAAGGTTCGGATAGGGAACTTCATCGGCAGTAGCTGTCTGGCCGTTTCCCATGCACTCCAGCATCAGGACATAAGTCCCGATCATGGTCAGAGCCAGAGAAACTGGTGCTGGGGTGGAAAGTGTCCCGGATTGCCATCCGGCGCTTCCCGAATACGCAACGAGCGTTCCATCCGGAAGCAGAACTTGAAAGTTGCCGTCAGGAGTCATGACGAGGTAGCGCCAGTTAGAAGCCGTTGATGCGGAGCCGTAAGGCACCGGCAGCAGGATCGCGTACCGAGTCGCTCCTGGCTTGGAGATGTCGTACTTGACGTTGAGTCCATACAGAGGTTCGGTCGTCATCGCCGGCGCAGAGAGCTGGCCGGGAAGCGGTTCGCGCCTATCCCAGTAAATGAGGCTCGTTCCTGCCGCTCCCAGAATGCCCCATGTGTTCGGTTCCACAGCGATCGCGCCCAGAGGCGTGGTCATGGCGTAGGACTGGATGTATTCGAGGGTGCTGAAGTTGTCCATCATGTACAGCTCTTTGAGCAGGTTCTCGACTGTCGAGATGAGCCAGTACCTGTCGAACAACGTGTCCCGGAAGATGGGATGGGTGTACGGCCGCGTGCTGTCTGGGACTGCCGGAAGGTTGAACGGCATCTGCCAGCAGCGCAACCTGACGCCGGCGGGAAGCCCGCGGACGATGATGCTGGAGATGTTCTGCCAGGTTTTGATACCGGTGAAGACGCCCTCGTTCGACGAGGTAATCGTCTCGCTGGCGCCTTCCTGTTGGTCGGCCCAGACGGGCAAGGGATATTCCTCGCCCTGCACAAAGATGCTGAGCGACATTTGGCTGCCTTGGACACCTTCGACCCAGAAGGTCAGGATGTTCGGAATGGGCAAGGAAAACGGACCCAGACTCTGGGGATTCCAGATGCTCACCGTAGAGTCGCCGCTGCCGGTCACGTCGAAGAGGACCGGATCGGTCATGGGAACCTGCGCCTGCGAAGAATCTGCGATGTAACCGGTGGGAACCGGCAACCTATCGTCGTACGGTTGAATGGCGATGTTCTGCGAGGTCGAACCGGAGGTGATGGTTCCCATCACCTGGTTCAAGAGGGTCTGCCCTGGCGCCAAGGGAAAGTCACTCGGCAGCTTCACCATGTAGTAGACACCGCGGTTGTCGATTCCTGTCGGACACGTTGCCAGAGTGCGCGAAGCGATCTCCCGTGCAATGCGCTGCTGGCTGTCGTCAAGAGCGATGGCTGCCGTATTCAAGAGTTGCGCATCGATCGAGTAGGGCTCTTCGCGGACGCGTTGGTCAGTGATGTCGAAGTAGTTCAGCAGAACCTGAGTCCGATGGGATCGGTAAGAAGGCAGCACAGGTGTGGCCGCCGCAGTTGTACCCACCACGATCGAGATCGCCATCGTGCCTGTGATCCCGTTGAGTGTGGCAGATACCGTCGTGGTGAACTGCGGCCGCGCGCCGTTGGTCTGAGGATTGGGCGCTCGGACTGCGATGACCGTGCCGCCGCTGGTGACCGACAGGCATGCAGTGTTCGTTGACCAGGTGCAAAGCGCCGTCACATTGAGCGTCGACCCATCGCTATAAGTAGCGGTGGCCGTCAACTGCTCCTGACTTGAAATCGACAGGGCCGTCCGTGGACCGGAGACTGCGATCGAGACAAGTGTGGCCGGCATAGAGTTCCTGATTACGACGCGGAAGTCAGAACGATCGGATTCGAGATGGAAGTTTCAACCACGATGCGTTCGCCTGTCTGAGGCTTATGAAGCCTCTTCTGGGCAATGCGCGCAATTCGATTCAGAAATTGATCTTTAGTAAGAGTCCATTTCATGTGGTTACAAATCGCACAACAAGGAACACAGTTCACAAAGTGGTATCCAAGATCGTTGTCAAGCCTATCAATGCCGTTATACAGAAAGACGCCATACGTTCTGGCGAGATTCGCACCTTGGGCCGGAGGTTCACCGCAATAGTGACAGTCTCCCGACACTAGGCTCTTGAATTCCTCACGAGTCAACGAAAACTCAAAACTGCGTTTAACGGACTGACGTTGGTAGTCCCCGTAGAGTTTGTTGAATGCTGATTCGGAATACTGTTTCTTGTAATGCCCGCAATATCTACACGCGGTACTGGCGCCATGAATCAGGTTTGACTGATAGACTGTGTTGTCTCTTCCACAGTCGCACCGGCACAACCAGTGCAACCCCTTCTTTGTTGTAGCTTTACTGACAACGATAAGTTTTCCAAAGCGTTGCCCAATCTCGACTTCTTGATGAGGATACTTGCAACCACAGCAAGTAGTATGCTTTCCAGTGAGCCAGTTCGTCGGCACGAGTCGATACCGTCCGCAGTCGCACTCACAATTCCAGAGCACACTGCCACTGGAATTGAGACCCACCCAGTTCTTGACAACCAAATCTCCGAATCGCTGTCCGGTCAGATCCTTGGAGCGGAAACTAAGTGTATCGATAGTCCGATCGAGTTCGCAAAGTCTGGACATGCTCATCCTCAGAGTATACCTAACCAACAGTAAGTACGATAGGGTTGTTGATTGATGTTTCCACTACCAACCTCTCACCTGTCTGAGGGGTATAATTCGAAACTAAATACCGACTGTACCTCGTGCCATCATCACGGCTTCGCCAAATGAATATCTCGTTGATGGGCTGGTCCGGTGACCCAATGTCCAGGATGTTCGGGTCGGCGTTCTGAATCTGATCCGCCAGCTGATTGATGACAAACTCCTGGCCCATGGCCAGGTTGTTGATGTAGCTCTGCGCAGCGGACATTGCGTTGGCGATCGCATTCTGCTGATCGGACGAGTTCGCACTGCTGACAAATGTAAGTGTCGTCGAGAAGGAGATGCCTACCAAAGCTGGCGAAGTCGCAGTACCCGAGAGCGGATAAGAAGTGAGGTTGTCGAGCGTGCCCTGAACCAGATTGATGAGCGACGGCGGAACTACCGGCGAGATGCCGTAGACGTAGCAGAGGAAGGTGCCAGCCTGTCGTACAAAATCAAGATCCTGGATTCCAGGGAGTACAAGAACCGCGAGACGAAGGTCCGATTCGGCGGCGCCGCCTTTGGATTGGATCCAGAGGTTGATGCGATAGCGATAGTCGTCGTCGGATTCTGCATCGCGGCCCCCAATCAATCCATAGTTGTTGGTCACCAGGAGTGAGCCGTATGCGGAATCGGCATAGTTGGTGAAGTTGCTGTTCGTGAACACGCCGGCCGCGGCGTTGCCGGCGGAAGCCGCCTGGAGGTTCGTTACTGCAAACGGGGCACTCGACTGGGAAGCTTTGCAGGTCACCGGGTTGGCGGTCAAAACTACCTGCCCACTGAGGCCCTGTGCCGTGTAGATCTGAGTGCCGGCAGGAATCGTGATGTCCTGGCCGTTGTTGATCGTTCCGAAAGTCCCGCGCGCAACGTAGAACTCGAAGTTGTTGTCCAGAGCCGAGCTGCTCACATCGGATGCCTGCAACCTGGGGATGCCGAACATCTGGCCAATGAAATCCAGATTCGATCCGGTGGCATAGGGCAGCAACGTCTGCGCGATCGATGTGAAGCTGTTGGCTTCCGACTGGCCAATCTGGTCGCCCACGGCATCGGTGAAGGCGCGCGCCTTGGCGCCCGGAGACGTGTTGGTGATGCCGGTCAACTGGAGAGACGCCAGAATGTTGGCCTGGTAGGTTGATGCGGTACTGGGTGTCTGGATCATCGGTTTATGTGCTCGCCGGAGTGCTTACCGTGGTGCTTGCCACCAACTGGTTCTGGATGAAAACGAAGACCTGGTAGGCTTGGTCGCCCACCTTCAATGTGCTGACCGTAAAGGAACCCATGGGCAGGAAATCCTGGCTCATGGACGACTCCACTTGGCGTTGAATCGTGGTTTCCAACTCGGCCGCGACTGTCGATCCGATCACGTTCTCCAGGTCCGCCCCGATCTGGTAACTTTTCCAGCCATCGAAGGCCGCCTTGAGGCGTGAGTTCGCCATGCTGCGCAGGCATTCCCAGGGCGACTGTGTGAACGACACATCGCCGGTGCTGTCGAGCAGTACGCCGCCCCGAGACATCCATCGAAAATCAACGGCCATTAGGCAGCATCCGAATTGCTGGTCAGGAAGGACATGCAGGAAGTCAGCGTGTCACTGCCGGTCAGGAGATTGGGAGTGTCCTTGACCAGCGTGGGGATGGGAGTGGGGGTGGTGGAGGGGAGGCACGTCAGAAGCAGTGGGTTGAGACGGTAGTAGCCTCCCCCGAAGGAGACCTGTTGAGGCATTGCCGACAGGCTCAGATTCCCGGAAAGCAGAACACCGAAGTCTGGATCAACCCGGATGACGTTGTTCGAGTCGCCGGCCAGGATGATCTCATCCTCGGTAACGGCGACGGACGGCTGGCCCTGATACGAGTCCCCGGCATAAAGCGACTTCGGCTGGAGCTCATAGGTGCCATCCTGGTTTTCCCGATCGTAGACGAGAGGCTGGCTGGACATTACGTTCCTGCGGGACAGAGGTCCTTATTCAGGGGCGTCCTCGGGTGGTTGAAGATGAAGTTGACCTTCTGGGCAAAGCCATCAATCAAGACCGGCAGCGCGCTACCGTCCGTCGTCATCTGTTGCCGCGCCGAAAGGGTCACTTCCAGTTGGTCGTTCGCAGCGAACGCCCCCTTCTGGAAATAGACCGCTTCGTTGTCACGGGTCGTAACAGGGAGCGAATGGCACTGGATGTAGGATGTGTTGAAGCTGGGGTCGAGGAGGTTCGGACAGAGCTGATTCCCCTGGCTGTCCAACACGCCGCCGTTGTCCTCAAGAAGGGCAATCCAGATGAGAATGGCGTGCAAGTTGTCTGAATAGACGGGGTTAAGGTAGGAACCGTTGCCCGCCTGCGCGGCGCCTTCCGTGCCGTACAGCGCCAAATGCTGGACGCCGGTCGTATCGATGCCGGCGCTCTGCATGTACTGAATGTTCTGTTGAGCGACGCGCCGTGGGCAGGCCGGCATCCCGTCATGACTAACAGTCAGTTGGTTCTGACAGGACGAGCAGGGACTCACGATCGCCAGATGAACCGGATTGGGAGTGCTGGTATCGGGCTTCATTTCTCTCTAGTATAGGAACCCACGTCCTTCTACCAAAGGTTCGACAGTCGGAGGACCCGACATCCGCCCGGAACCAGGATTTCGAGCGTTAAAAAGACAGGCCATTGATGAACTCTTCCAGAGGCTCAAAGCGTACGGAGAGAGGGCCATAACTCCGAGTAAATGTACGTTTCACGTCCTCGGCCAGAACGACATTCTCACCCGTCGGGTGTTGCCGGCGGAACGCCCCAAGATTCACCGGATCAAACTTGTCAGCTGACCATTTGCATTCGATGGCGATCGGATGTTTGCGGCGTCCCGCCAACACAAAATCAATCTCATGTCCGCGCTTATCTCTCCAGTAACCGACATCGCGACTCTGCAAATGCGCCATCATTTCATTGAGCACAAAGTGTTCCCACAATATCCCCAGGTCTTCATGTCGCAGATCCTGCCAGCCGCGGTAGTAGCAGATAAAACCTGTATCGAAGCCGTAGACCTTTGGCGCGGAAATGATTTCCGTCGGCTTGCGCAAACTGAAAGGGCGAACGATATGGGCGACGAAGGTGGCTTCCAAGACACGCAAATAGTTTGCAATGGTCGGACGGCTTACTTCACACGGACCGGTGAACCGCGTCGCCTCGAAGATGCCGCCGCTCTGTGCAAGGATGAGTTCGGTAAACTTCTGAAAGGAATCGCGCCGTTCCAGCCGGAAAAGTTCCTGAATATCTTTGGCCCAATAGGCATCGATCCATTCCTGAAAATCCCTCTCCTCAATATCTTTCGCCAGAAAGAATGGAGGCAATCCGCCGCGCAAAAGCCTGTGCTTCAGATTCAATTGTTTTGCGTCGGAGAGGTCGCGCAGGCACATCGGAGTGAGCCAGAGATCGCGCTTGCGTCCTGCAAGGGTGTCTTTGAATTTGCTCGACGCACTCAGCGTAGAAGAACCGGTAGCGATGATTCGAACGGTAGGGTAGTGGTCCGCAGCGATCTTCAGCAGTTCGGAGGGATTCTCCAGACGATGTATTTCGTCAAGGACAATGCGCTTTCCACGTAAAGTGTCCAGGAATCCTTCCGGATCTTCCATCATCCGGCGAACGCGCGGCAACTCACAATCGAAATACTCAATTTCTGGAAGACTTTGGCAAAGGTAAGTCTTGCCAACGCGCCGGACTCCAGCGAGCCAGACGACCGACCGCTTTCCCCAAGCCTCCTCAATGCGGTTTATCCAATAGTGCCGTTCTACCATAAGAAGACATGATTGCACATCGTGTCACTAAATGCAACCGTACCTTCGTTTAGTATTATCCGTCCAACAGCACTTCCGGCCACCCGGTGACCCAAAACTCATTCTCAAGGCAGCCTCAGAAACGGGCGCTTATGGAGCCGACAGGCCCCAGGAGGGCTGGGGAGTGGGAGGAATCTGGGCCGGGTAGCCGTGGAAGGCCTTCCAGGCGTCGATCAGCGGGAAGATCTCGTCGGCCACAAACTGCATCGCCTTGTTGTTGACCACGCCCACCAGATCGTTGATGGACCAGCCTTCGATGCCACCGACCCACGGCCGCCCGAACTTGGTGCAAGGGCAGATCACGACGGGGTTGAGCTTGGCTGTGCTGTCGGTGAACCACCAGACGGCGGCACCGACCGCCGCGATCGCGCAGAGGCCCAGGATGATCCAACCCGGAGGGCCACAAAGGAAGGCCGCGCCGGCAGCCGCCCACTCGGTCGTTGCACCTGCAGCGAGGGCCACCAGGCCGGTGCCTTCCGCTGCTGTGGCCACTGCGCCGCCTGCGTAACTCAATCCGGCCACCACCGCACCGGCGCCAACCGCCGTGGTTGTGGCGACGGCTGCTCCTTCCATCCATGAGTAGACGGAAAGATTGCTCAGACGGTGGATCTCAGGGATCACGGTTCCCATAGCCATCATCAGCATTCGGAAGAAGTTGGCCGATGCAGCTTCGTTGATCGTGATGACTGCGCGCGGCTTGATGATGGTGATGAACCCCGATTCCAGATTCATCACATGGGTGACGGTCTCGACCTCGATGGGCCCAACCATTCCCGTGGACGGATCAGTGATTAGAAGAACGTCCTGCGGCTCGATCTCGGGGATGCAACGCAACACAATCTCGCCCCTGTACATCTTGCCCAACTCTTCCCTCAGGAAGCTCTGGCCGTAGGCCATGATCAGCCCGGTGTTGCCGGAAAGGGATTGGTCGATCACATTCTGCTTGGGATCGTTGATCTGGTCTGTGACATCGAGAGCACGCACATGGTTGGGAGGAATGCTGGCGTTGGCCAGGATGGGGTAGGTCTTGCCGTTCTTCTCCGGATCGCCGATGCGGATGCAGTTGTAGATCTTGTCGTTGACCCTCATCCCGTTATGCACGATGGACTGATGGTCGATGAAGTGGTAGCGACGCACCGGCTTCAGGAAGTCGGTCGACTTCTGATCCCCCGCCAGGATGGAAGCGTAGTACGCGCTCTGCACCGCGTTGATCTTCTTCTGGAGATTCCGAAGAGCCTCTTTTTCTCCGGGAATGATGGTGTAGATGAGCTTGCCAGGAAGAGCCAGCCAATCGTTGGCCGTCTGTGAACCCGTATCGACACCATCCACCGCGATCGTCAACAGCGACTGAAGTGCCGCGGCAAGCCCAGACGGACTCGCGCCTGCTTGTTGGAGCAGCTGGTTCTTGTAGAGAGCCACGGTGACAGGCATGGTGCCGTCCCCCATGACATCGAGGAACATCTGTTTCCCGCTGGCACTCCACCACTGGGTGTATGCCTGGTTGTTCTGGTTCAGCGCGCGCACACGTTCCGTGTCGCCGAGCATCTGAGGCCGTGCTGTGTACCAGTCGAAGGGATGGCCAAAGACCAGGGTCGCGTCACAGCTGTAAGGGAAACCGTACCACTTCTCCAGCAACAGATATTCCGGATAGCGCCTGGCGATGTCCTGAATGAGTTCCCACACCGTCAACGTGGTCTTGGAATCAACATAGTAGGATGCCGGCGCCCAGGGATACTTCCGCTGATCCATCCAACTCCGGGATTGGGAGTGAGTCTTGGGGTCCGTGCTGACCGACGTCCCATCATACTGAACGGCCGTATCGACCATGATGTTCTCGTCGCACCGGTCGTAGACGTTCTGAAGCGCGGTGGCCACGTTGTCCATACCGGCAACACTGGCGGCTCCAGCGGCTGGCGCGGCGGCCAGTTCCTTCCAAGAAAAGCCCTTGAGCAAGGAATTGGCAGGACTGTTTACCTGCCAGTGACCGAAGTGCTTGGCTCCGGAGTTCTTGAGCATCATCCAGATCACCGTGCCCACATCGCCGGCATCGCCGAAGATGGTGACGCCTCCGTAGGCAGGCCCTTTGGACATGCCACCACCCGATCCTGGAATCAGGATGTTGACTGTGTTCTGAAGCAGCGATCCGAGCTGGAACCAGGAGTTCGAGTTCATCTTGTCACCGCTCAAGGACGCAAGCTCAAGCAGGTAGCTCTGGGCAGTAACGGTCAGGATCTCGTTGCCCTCGATCTCGGTGACCTCGCCACAGAAGACAGGTGTCAGTTTGTCCGGATTGTTGGAGAAACCCACGCGAAGCTGGATCTTGCTGCCCGTCTGAAGAGGAAAGTATTGGAGCGGAATCCTGCGGTTGGACATGTCGCCGCCGGCGTAGCCTTCGGTGTTGTCCTTGCCCATGATCTGATAGGGCGCGCCACCAATGCCGTTCCGGCCGACGAATCCTTTGGTGGGAACATCGAAGCCTGTGGCCGCGGCCGTGCCGCCTGTGTTGATGGCGAATCTGTCGAGCGATGCCTCCCACTTGCCGGCCAGCGAAGCATCATAGAGCTTGTGGCTCAACAGGTGTGTGAGATTCATCAGCTTCATGCGTAGGGTTGCCGGCTTGTTGGTTGGCCGCTGCACTTCGATGTCGATCACCGCACTGTAGCTGTAGAAGTTGTCGAATGCGTAATAGATGCCGCTGTTGGCGTCCTCCATGAAGAACAGCTTGAAGGTCGGGAATGCCTCGGTCATGCTGTAACCCGGAACATTGATCATCTTCATGATCGAGTCCATGTTGCCGGGAATCGAGGTCGTCGTGGACAGAGGAATCGTTCCCGCAGGAACCTGGTATCCGTTGCTGTCGCTGTTCAGTTGGCTTGAACCTGAGGCAATTTGTGCCGTGATGTTCCCGAGGGCTGTCCTCGTCTTGGCCAGGTAGGTCGTCTTGTCGCTGGTGAAGTACATCCCGGGGTTGAAGTCTTCGCCATCGAGAACCTGGCTATTCAGACCCATGTCGCGGTATGCCCCGTGATCGGAATTCGAGAGGGCGGGGTCGCTTGCAGAGACGGAGTTCTTGATGCTTGCGCCAAGCGTTGGGCTCTGCATGATCTGGTTCAGGGCGTTGCGCAGGCTCGGATCGTTCTCCGCGAAGTAGGGAAAGAGCCGCGAATACACATCGCTGACCATCTTCTGCCGACTCAGATCGGTGTCGGCCGCCAGACCCTGATCGATGCTCGACACAAGTGATGTGATGGCGCCAGTTCCCGCCGCGTCATAAGCGCAGGACTTGAACATCAGGTAATCGGCCATCGTCCACTGCGTTGTATTGCCCGACTGCTGAAGCTGCTTCACGCGCGCCGCGGCGACCGGGTAACTGGAAGACTTTTCCATAAACTCGTTCGTCAACGCATCCGCATCTGTTTCGCTGACAAAGAAGGACTGGGCTCCGTTCATGAATCCGAAGGGCGACGAGTCAGAGGGGTTTTCGGCTGCATTGAGAAACCGTGCGCTCATATCGTTCTCGTCGGAGCTGGCCATGTGCTGGCGATAGGTGAAGGCCGCACCCATCAGTGCCCTCTCGTCAGGCGACGCCGCCGTTGCTGCCTGAGCAAGGGTGTCCCCTTGCAACACGGTCTGTTGCAGGGCAGTCATGTAGACGCCATCAATCGCATTGACTTTGTAGGAGGTGAGTTCTTCGAACTTGTTCTCGTACTGGCAGGCCGTGAGCTGGGCCATGGCCATGTCCGAGGAATCAGGCACTGTCTCGGTGGTCACCTGGTCCAGCATCAGCCCGAAGATCCCGAGCATGTTGAGAACCTGGTTCTCGACGTAGATCGCGTGCATTCTGTGAACCGAAGCGATCGAACGGAATTGCGTGCGCAGGCGCTGGTACTGCTGTTCCAGCATGTGAGCCATCGAGGTCAGGGTCATCAGGCCGTTGTGGATTGGTTCATCCGTGTTCGGGTTGTCGCGTGTCCCTTGGGAACCGAATGACACCTGCACAAGAGAGCTGCAGGGCCCGACATGCTGGTAGGTCGGATACTGGAAGCCAGCCAGCGGGATCTGCGCCAGGTTATTGACGAAGAGAACCGAGATGCCCTCCGGCCAGAGGCCCGGCTGCACACCGCCTGAATTGGAGTCTTGAGGAGCAACCCGGAGTTCGTTCTCCTTGTACAGGAAGAGAACGCCGACGCCACCGGGATCGGCCCGGTGATCAACACTCCAGCCTTGAGCCACAAGATTGGTTACCTGTGCTTCAAAGGCAGCTTCGGTGCTCGAACTGGTCGTAGTTGTCGGGTTTGACCCTGAGCTGGCCGGTGTCGTCGCATTCGTTGCCGGCGCAGGGCTGGGCGCTACGGTTGGGGTTGTAGATGCGGCGGTGCCGTTATAGCCAAACGAGGACTGCGCGATACTCATGACCGTCGAGATGTACTTCGGCACGTTCTCGCCTGCAGGAACACCCGCTGGAGGAATCCCGCCTGTCATCTGCTTGCCTGGATTGATAACTACACCACTTTTCAATGTCTGACTGGTTCCGTTCAGATAGCACTTGACGTAAGCAGATCCTGCATTGTAAGCAGCTATGGCAAGCTCGTACGAGCCGAACTGACGATACAGCTGGGACATGAGTTTGCAGGCCCCGGTTGTATTCTGGGTCGGGTCATAGGAGTTTGTGACTCCCATGGCCTTTGCAGTTCCATTGAGCAGTTGAAAGAGACCTGTGGCAGTCGAGTTCGGACTCTTGGCGTTGGGATTGCCTTTGCTTTCGTACCAGCAGATTCCTTGCATTATTGCAGGGTCAAGACCAAACTGCGGTGCGATCTGCTGAATGAGCTGAGCGATTGCAGGCGGAAGCGCAACCTTCCCCTTCGGAGCCTTCGACGTCACTGTGGATGGAACAACCGTTCCGCCGATGGTCGCCGGTGCGTTGAGCTGGCCGGCGTAGTCCGGCACTTGCCCAGATTGGATTGGAAGGTAGGTCCTCCACTTGAGAGCCAGCTCGCCAGGATTCTGGGCCAGCCACAAGGGGCAGATCGGGTCTCCTGGGTAACGGAAGGCCCGCTCCATGTTGATCTGGCGCCACTGGGAAATGTACTTCTTGAACTTCTGTGACTGGTAAGCACTCACACTCTGTCCGGAATCACCCTGGTATCCGAAGTCCTGGGTATAGGGCAGGCAGTTGAAGTAGGTCATCGTCAGGGTGACCTTGAGTGCGTCGATGACATCAGGATGGTTGTCGACGCGAAGCTGGCGGAGGCCCATCGAGAGGCGTCTGGTGGAGAACTCCGGATCATGAGCAGCCAGCATCTGGCGCAGGTGCGGAGACTCCACCTCCACGAAAGGAGCAGCCTTGAAGATGGCGACCATATTGCGAAGGTCTTCCCACTGCTGATACCTGGTGACCTGATCGGCGTCATTCAACAGGGCCGTCCAGCTCACGGTCACATCCCAGCGGGCTTGCCCCGTCTTCTGGAACATCTCGTTCATGCCACGGAGAGGCGTGATCTTCTCGTTGTTCACAACACGCGAGGTCACAATGTCCTGTGGTGGGATCTGCAGGGTGACAAACCCGACGCGGAAGTAGCCCGCATCGAGTGGGTTGTTCGTGCTGTAATCCTTTTCGGTGGTGATGACGCTCATGGTTATCTCTCGTCCATTGCCTCGCGGATCCGTTCTTTGGTCCGCAAGCTGTCAAGGCGCGTGGTGTCGCGGTAGGTGATCGAGATGTGGGAGTTGCCTGCTGGAGCTGCCAGACGGGTCGCTATCTTCGAGGCTTCTGCAGCCCTTCCGCGATCATCCGCCTGCATGTGGACTTCAAGCTCCGTCGTGCGACCGATCGGCGCGACGACTGCGGTTCGTACACCCCCCTGGGCGGGCCTGATTCTACGAGGAGGGTTGGCAGGCGCCATAACCCCAGTCTCAGGTTCTCCTGGAACATGGCCATCCACGCCGATCTTCTCTTCCGGGCGAAAACGGTTCCCGGATGGAGCCAATGCCTGTCCCTTTCGGGGACTGCGCAAGGAGCCGAACAGGATGCCAGCTCCAACCGCGACGGCCGCTCCAACGCCGAGCGCCTTCATTGCGCCGGTCCCGCGCGCCGCCTGCACGACCTCTTCGACAGAGCGAGCTGCCTGGTTGAAGACGCCCTCGGCGGCCTGGCCTGTCTTCTGAGCGAACTTTCCGGCGGCCGTACGGGCGTTCTCCGCACCCAGAGTGGCAGCCGAGTAGTCATTGGCGCCCCGGTGGGCAAATGCCTGAACTGCAGGCACCTGATTGTTGAACAGGGTGACGATGTCGCGTTTGGCGTACTTCGCAGCATTCTCTCCAGTCACGGTCATGATCTGCTGGATCTCGCTGACCTTGGAGTCGTGGCCTCGCCACAGTTTCTCCAGCAGGTCGCGCCGTTGCTGCGCGAACTCAAGGTACGGATTGATCTCTGCGGTCTCGTCGGCAATCTTGAAGAATGCCTTCTGGGCATCGTTGACCGCGATCTCTTTGCCGAAGTTCTGTGCGCCCTCCGTCATGGCGGTGATGAACCGGTTCATGCCCTTTTCGCTACGGTCATTGAGCGCCGAGCGAAGAGAGTTGTTCCATGCCATCAGTGTGGTCAGATCCTGGTACGCGCCGCCGCCCTTCAGCTTTGCCGCGGCGATCGATGCCTCGCGCACGATGTCGTAGGAGAACTCATGGGTGATCAGCTTCTCGAATGGATCGCGGAAGAGATCGTTGTGGGCCATGGAGGTTTCGAGCAGATCGAAGGTATTCGACAGCATGCCCACATCGGCCGCTGCGGTGCGAGCCTGGATCGCTTTGCGGAGATCCCTTCCCGCGAACTTCCTGACATTGGAGAAGACATCCGTCATCGAACCCTTCACGTATTCACGAGGGTTCAATTCGTCGCCTTCAAAGACGCGACGGAAAGCTCCGAGCCTGCCTTGCAGGCTTTCGGGATTGTTGATCTGTTCTGAGAACCTTTGCCAGCGCGCATACTCCGCCGCGCGCTCGCCTTGGAGAACAGCAGGATCGGCGACATCCTCGGCCCATTTCACGGCCTGGGTGTTGGCCATGTGGAATGACAGGCGGTCACCATCAGCGTCCATGCGCATCATGCGCTGCATCACGGGGTCGGCTCCGACCTGCCACGATCCGTTGAGGTTCGGATCGTATCGCACCTCGGCCATAACCACAGCGTTGATCGGATGACGAACTGAAACAGCCTGCACGCGGCCGCCGCCTCGCAGGATCTCGGCGTGTTCCTTGGACATCAGGTCCAGGTACTCTTTGCCGACGCCAATCTCGAAGGGGTTGACGAAACCGTCGGCATAGCGCAGGGTTGAGGCGCGCGCAGTCGCCCGGCCCTCAAATCCCAGAGGATCGATCGTGGGAGCTCTCCAAACGCCTTCCTTGCCGACGCCGTAGGATTCCCGGACCTTCTGAACGTAGTTGGCGAGCACGTCCTCGAAAGGAACCTTGGTGCCGAAGCCCTCGTTCACATCGTTGGCAGTCTGCAGCACGTTGCGCAGTTCGTTCTCCCACTTGTTTGCCGAGTAGCCCATCAGGTCGTGAGCATTGGCCTTGCCGCCGTATGCCTCGCGCCCAAGCACCGGAATGAAGTAGTCCTTGCCGGCGACACTCGCTTTGATCGAGTAGTTCCTCTGCGCCAGTTCGTGGGCCGGGTCGAAGATCGTCGGTTTGATTCCAACCTTGCCGTCAGGCCCGGTCGCTTTCATGACGCGGCTTTCGGCAGTACCCAGCCTGTCGATCAGGCTGTCGCCCACTGCTTCATCGATCGAGATGCTGGCGTCCCCAAACGGCTTCGAGAAGTCGCGCACACTGGGATCGGTGTGTTGCATGAAATCCCAGGTCATGCCCGTAGAACCATCTGCTTCCAGCCGGCTCAGGATCTCGCGCGCCGTTTCGTGTTCCCCGGCCAGAGACATCTGCTGGAGGGCATCGCGGGTGATACCGACACGGGAAGCGTGGTTGAGCACCATGTGATCCGACACGCTCATGGACTCAGGCAGCGCCCGCTGCATCAGGTATTCGAGGTAGGTTCCGTCTTCATGCTTAAACGACCAGTCGATGTAGCTTTCCATGAACCGATCGCCGGCGATCTGTTTGTTCTTGATGCGCGCCCCAACCTCATCCATCAGGTCGCGGATGTAATCAGCGGCCTGAGTGTAATCGGCGGCTGACCCTTGAAGGTCGCGCAGGTTGCCGGTGTGCGTGATCAGACGGCCATTCTCGTAGGAATAGCCCAGCTCGGCCAGGCGGTCCAGGTGACTGCGGCCGGAGAACTTTGCTTCGGTCAGGAAGGCAGGTGTGTTGCCGGCACCGTAGATGCCGTCAAGCCGGCGGAACGTGTCTCCCAGAGAGTCGTTAAGGACCTGCAGCGGGTTGTTCGCTTTGGCACTGTTGAACTGTTCCAGGACCACACTGTCGACTTCGTCGGCCACGGCGCCACCCTGGCCCGAGACCCTGAAGTAGTTGTTGAAGCCGCGGATCACTCGATCCATCTCGACGTCTTCGAGCGCACGGCTCACAGTCTGCTTGCCCAGGTTGTGGGTCTTCATCCCCTGGACGCCCAGACGCTCTTCAACCTGGAGGAGGATCGTTCCGTCCGCCTCGTTGACCGAGTGGTTGATGATGCGGTTGCTGTCGCCCTGGGCAAACATGGAGGTGCCGTACTTCATTCCGAGAACTTGAACGCGCCCAAACGTCCCTCCCTTGAGGAGGTCCTCGGACAGCATGTTCTCGTGAACGACGTAGTTCACATGGCGCACAGCCTCGGCGCCCACGTTCTTCTTCATGATGCGTGCGCCTTCACCGATGTAGCCGACGTTGCGCATCGCTTCGTAGTTCTTCCGATTGGACAGGAAGGGCAGGAGTCTGTCCCACATGTCCGCGGCTATCATTTCGTTGACGCCTGCATCCTTGGCGATGTACCCAACCGCCCGCTGCTTCGCGCCGATCTTGCTGAGAGCCATGTCGAGCGAAAGGGCTCGAGCTGAATCTTCAAGTGCCAACCGGGAATCGAAACCAGCGCCTGCAACCTGCTCCCACTCCGGCAGGTCGCCGAACAGCGCGCGCTGGCTGGGAGTGATCTGGAGGGAGTGAACGCCAAACTCAGGAAGGTCGGTGTAGTCCGTCGCGGAGAAACCGGCATGGCCTTCGGCCACATCCGCCCAGATCGACTTGTTCATCGACTTGATGCGCAGGCTTTCCTTCTCGCGGTTGTGAACACCCATAGGCTCAATGAACCGAGTTTCCGCCCGTTCCAGGGTGTCGATCTTCGTGCCGCCCGTGGTCCGGATCTTGCCGCCGGAATCAACCTGGTGGGTGATCTCGGCAACCTTGCGCTCCGGGCGCATCCGGCCCCAAACACCGCGGTCCTCGCCGTCCACGGGGAACGATCCCGGCATGTCGGCAAAGACACCTTGGTTGCTGTAGAACTGTTGCTGGCGGCGCGTCGCCTGAGAGATCCCGGCTTCGTCAACCTGGAAAGGATTTCCATTGAGAGGATCGCGGCCAACGACGAACTGGGCCCGGCTCAGCTCGTCGCGCACGAAGTCTTTTCCGTAACGCAGACCGCGCACACCGTATACATCGGCACTGATGTCGCCGCCGTGTTGCATGAAGAAGCGCGAGACTCCGGAGTTCTCGAAGGAGCTTCCCAACCGGATGCCGCCGTTGCCGTCGATGACTGGGATGGTCAGGTCAGCGTCGATGCGCAGACCTACGATCTCGTTGATCGGCCGGTTCCGGCCGGCGGGCAGAGTGATGACCTCGATATTCTCGGCGCGATAGCCGTACTGCTTGACGGTGGCTGAGTCCTTCAGCAGGTCATCGATCTCTTGGGCCAGAGCAGCGTGCTGTTCCTCAAGTAGAGCGCGCCCGCGGCCCGCATAACTTTCGGACGTCATGAACTCGGCGTTCGTGGAAGCCAGATCCTTGAGCTGGGGAACTACAGCTCCTTCGCCGGCAACCTTGGCTTCGGATGCTTCACGAAGACGGAAGTTCATCTCCCTGATCCAATCGATGTCCTTGGAGTTGGCATCGATGACGTCGCTCATCTCGTTCGCCGTCATCGTCGGTGCCACAGCCGTCAGGCCCTGCCAACCCAGCTTGTCGGCGGCGCCCGACTGTTTCAGTTGGGCGTGAAAGAGCGCATTCTCCAGGAGGCGATGCTTGGTCGGATCTTCATACAGACGATTGAAATGAGATGTCAGAGCGGAGAATTCACGCTCGATCTGGTTGCTCGTGATCTCTTCGATAGGCAGGCCGGCATAGAAGCGGCTCTGTCCGGCGAGATATTCGTTGATCGAGATGCGGCCTTCTTCATAGGCGCTGCGCAGCTCGGCGATGTTCACTGCTCCGGTGGCGGCCTGGTAAACCCCATCGCGGAACCCGTAGTCCGTGGGAACCTGCTTGACGACATCGATGATGCGTTTGCCTTCACTGACCGCCGTGGGGATGATGCGCGGGGCCACCATGGCCGCGGCGACGATTGCCGGCGTCGTCATGGTGGACGTCTTGAAGTAGCCCCGTTCGTCGTTCTTCATGAACAGGGGCGCAGCCAATGCGGCCGCACCGGCGCCGAACATCAGACCAGGCCGTTGTGCAGCCCAGCCGTAAACCCCGGTCAGGTTCTTGAAGATGTCACGAGGGTCCATAAGGGTCACAGGAAGGGGGTTGGGCGGATGCTTCCAATCGAGGCGAGGAGCACGAGGATGGGTGTGCTTGCGTGGAAGTCCAGGTTTTGATCCGCCCGGCAGGGGCCGATGAGGCTGTTACGAGTCTCCCTGTTGGCAGGGATCTACCAAAGCCTCATTCGACCACATAGGAACGGTCTACTTGCATCACTGGTAATCCTCTGGATTCCGGCGAATATCTCTCAGCAAGTCCTCTGTCTGATCTATATCGGCGCGCACGCGAACATTCGTGTGATTCACATGTCCTGCATGAACGGAGGTTCTGACGTCCGCCTTCTTGTCGTTGGCTGCCAGCATGATCTGTTCCACCGCACGCCGAAGCTGGTCGGGAGAACGGTCATCGCCGCTGGTCAATTCACGAACAGCTCCATCGATGTAAGGCTTCCGCCACAGGAGGGAAGCCCTGTCGTCAAAGATGTTGAAGTCGTGTGCATCATACCCCTCCTGCTGGATTATCTTCAGCTCAACATCCTGGTAATCCAAAGCCTCATCAAACGCTTCAGAGCCGTGCTCAGGGAGAGCGAATCCAGTCCGGGAGAAGAAGTCCGCAATCTCTTTCGAACGCAGCCAGTTGCCGTAGTCGAGGCCGGTGTCAGCCTTCTCGAACTCTTCAACGTCGGCTTCGTCGTACAGCCGTCCGCCCTCGCCGATCTCCTCGTGATCCTTGCCTTCCGCCTCGGCAATGCGGGACTTTTGCACTGCCCATTGGGCGGACAAAGCGCGTTGCATCTCTGGAGATGCAACCTTCAGGATATGGGATATCTTGCTCGGATCGGTCTCAGCAAGAAACTCACGGAAGTAGTGGGATTCACGAGCGGGAAGGGTGGAAGCAACGAAGGTCGGCGCGGCAAACAGGTTGGCGCCGATCGATGTCCTCTGTCCCTTATTAGTATAGGAGCCTGACGCACGACCATCCAGATCGCGCAGGTAGGTCATGACGTCGGCTAGAGTGTTGAGATCCCGGCGTTTCTGAACGTCGCCAGGCAGCACAGTTTGGCCGGTCAGGCGCTCGACCAGACCGCGGGCATAGGGCATGAGGAAGTCGTGGATCGGGCGCTCCCAACGCCGCATCCTCGTGCCTGCAACCTCGTTGTTGATGTACTGGGCCAGCGGGGTGCGTTCCTGCCAGAACTTGGTGTGGGCCGGTGAGGGCACATACCTCATCGGATTCAATGCACTGGAATCTCCCTGGAAGGCCAAACCCTCGGCCATGCCGCCGATGGCGCGCCCCAGTTTGCCGTGCATGGAACGAGCTTCGGCCCCGCCGAGATCCTCGCGGTACTGGCCGAAGCCTTGATCGATCAGCTCCCGGTTGACATTCTCTCCATTGGCCAGGATGACAGTTCGAATAGACTCGGCACTGTCCGTAGCTCCTTTGGGAACAACAGCCCGGATCGATGTTCCTTCGGCCAAATGATCGGCCAGATACTGCTGCATGGCATCACGACGGCGGTCGACTTCGAGGGCCACCTCGCTGCGGGTCATGTCGTTGTTCTCGCCGAGGATCTTCGCCGACAGGTCTGCCGCGCTCATACCCACGGAAGAGAACTGGAAGCGCCGGCCGGGAAACTCCTTGAGGGTGACGCCCCCTGGAGAAACCTCATCGACGGTGCCAGAAATCTCATCGACAGGGGCGGTGAAGTGCCTGTCGTTCATCCGGATGATCGATTCCCGGGTCTGCTTCACCCGGTTCATGATCTTCTCGTATTCGATCTCCAGCTCGGTGTCGCCCTTGGCTTGCTGGGCTACGCGCTGCCTGATGTTGTGGTACTCGCGTGAGTAGGGAGCCACATCGGCCAGGATAGCCATCTTGTTGATATCGGGATAGTCTTCTGGGTCTACGTCTTTCAGCTCGGGATGGAGCGCCGCGTAGCCGGCGCCGGGCAGGCGGGCAAAGCCCTGATCGACCTTAATGAAGGGATCGCCGACATGGAAGTTGGTGTAGTAATCATCACCAGGGAGCCAGCTTGCGGCCGTGTTGGGGATCTCGTTGGCCTGAGGAGAGAAGCTCTCACGCTGGACAAATCGGCGGAAGGGTTCTGTATAGCCAAAGTGTTCTGTGCCTGAGAGGGATGGACCAATGCCGGCGCCCAGCTCCTTCTCGTAGTAGCGACGGGAGAAGTTGTCGATCTGACGAGATCCTTGATAGTCGACCTCTTTGCCCAGACTGTTGGTGTTGGGAAACAGTCCCTGATAGCCACTCTTGGCGATGAAGCCGTAGAGTCCGGTGTACTCGGCGAAGATTGTAGCTTCCTTCTTGAGGGCGTTGCCGATCGAGAATTCATCCTTCGGCAGTGGCGGAGGAAGAGCCTCCGGACCTTTGGGCTCGATGCGTGTCGAGTAGAGGGTGTACTCCTTGCCATCCCAATCCTCTTCGTGCATTCTGATCGTCGGCTTGACCAGCTTGCCGATCGTGGCGCCAAGCAACGGGCCGATGAGCGGCACATTGGTAAATGCCGGCGACGCCACTGGGTACGGGCGGTCCTCGTAGTGCAGTTTTTCGAGGTAATATGGGTCCTTCAGCCAGCGGATGGGGTGCAGGATCGGGTTGTGCTTCCACTTCTCTTCTTCCGATCCGAACATCGAGATGTCTTCCGCGCGGCTCTTGTGCAGGGCGCTCCAGTGAGGCCGCCATGCCTTGATGCGCGCGCCTTCAAAGGGGGTTGATCCCAGCTCCCACCAGCGTCCACTTCGGATTGGAACCTCGTCCAATCCGGAATAGACATCGCGCAACTCATTGCCAGTCTTGCGAGAACCAAGCATTTCAGGCAGGAAAGGCAACGCTGCCACCAGACCAATTGCCGCTCCTCTGCCGGGTGTGCCCAGACCTTTCCAGATCTGAGTCAGGCCTTCGATGGATGCCAGCTTCTTACCGCTGGTGCCGGCCCATGTCCGCAGAGCCCTCACATCCGGCAGAAGATGTGAGCCTGCTTTTCGAAGATCCTCGGTGGCGAACTGGCCACGCACGACGCGCGAGTAGTGCAGCAGGCCCCCGGCAAAGGCACCGGCCGCGGGAAGTGCCAGCGGACCGTACTGTGGTCCCGGGACTGTATTCTCGTAGAATTCGGTGACCTTGCGGCCGCCGGGAAGCATGTCTGTCAGATCCGCCCGGAGGACGTTGGCCTTGAGGCCGAGATCGATGACCTTGTCGCTGGGATGCCCAAGCTTGTAATCCAGCCAGCCAGCGGCGGTCGCGGCCAGCGCGATCGGCAGTACGCGCTTGGTGAGCATCTGGTTGACGATGCCACCTTCACCGGCGAAAGGAAGATGGAAGGTCTTGTTCCAGGTGCCTGCCTTGAGACCGAAACCTGCTTCGGCAAAGAGCCGTTGAGGGCGCTCCACTGCTTCGAGAGATTCAACCTGAAAGCGCGACCAGACGTTGCGAGCTGTCTGCGCAGCTTCCTCACCCAGATTGCCTTCGACATGAGCCCGGCTGTGGAACGGCCGGAACTTCGGATCAGAAGCATCCTTGGAGGCCTCTCTCCAGGGAGACGCGTTGGTGATGCGCTGCGAAGATCTGTATGTCTGGAAATTCTCCCACATCCGCTCGCGAAAGTTGGGATTCGTGGACCAATGGAGGGGCGGCTGGTGCAGGTTCTGGCCGAGGCGGGAAGCAGTGCCGGCGAGACGGCCTTCCGATGGAGTGAACCGAGTCTCGAAGTCGATCCCGTCCCGGCCCACCAGTTTCATGTAGGCAGAGCCAGCGCGCCGACGGCCCTTGAACAACAAGGGGTTGCCTTCGGTGACCTGCTGGAGGACTTCGAAATCGACGCCTGCAGCTTTGAACTGACGTTGGAATGTCTCGCCGACGATGTTGAGCGACCCGTCCAGGTTGGTCAGCATCGACCGTGTGAACTTCAACTCTTCGGGAGTTGTGTAGGAAGAGAGCCGTTCGGTAAACGCGAAGGTCCGGCCAATGTGGAAGGGAGTCTGATTCTCGAACTTCTGCGCCCAGTTCTGAAGCGTCGGGGCATACTCCGGCACCGTCGCCAGCATCGTCCGATGCGTGGCATACAAAGCCGTGCCCACAACCCCGACTCCGATCGCTCGGACCCAGGGATTGTAGGCCTCTTCACTTTCCAGTTGAAAGGATTTGTCGGAAGCGAAACGAGGACGTCCGGCTGTGGTTTCGATCACGGGTTGCGAGGAATCCAAGGGCACAGCATCCCCTTACTTACGGGAGTTGACTACGCGATTGACAACTTTCTGTTGTGCCGGACTCAGCTCACGCTTGGCAGGCTTCGGAGGGCCTTCAGGGTGACCAGACTTCTTACCAGGATGCTGGGCATCCAGCTTCTCCGGGTCTCCCGGCTCGAGCTTGCGCCCAGAGACGAACTCGGCGGAGGCGAGACGCTCGAAGAACATCTCCGCATCCCACTGCTCGATCTCCTCGAAGGTGTAACGGAAGATCCCGGCGATGATCGACTTGGCGGAGTTCAACCAGCTTGACTTCAGTTCGATGCGCTTCATTTCGAGCGCGCGTTTGACGTCCTTGTATTCTCCGTTGAACGGATTAGAGTCCAGCAATGCTCGGGCAATCCATTCGACGAGTCCGGCCGGCGCCTGGTAAACAGGGTCGCCATCCAGAGGAGGGCCATCAAGCACAACTGCCCGGTATACGTCGCAGTAGACGGAAGCCGGGCAGTCATAATCGAGTTGTCGATCAAACTTCTTGAACTCTGCCCAGGTGAGTGAACGCCACTTCACTTTACGGCCGCTCGGCCAACGGGCAAAGAATACCTGCATGGCGCTCCTTACAGATCGGCGCTGAAGCGGTTGATGTCCATCGGGTCCATGTAGTCAGAGAGCTGATAGATGATCTCTTGCAGCGTCTGGGGAAGGCCGGCGCCCGCCCCCTTCAGTGCGAGATCGGACAGCTTGTGATCGATGGTCGAGCTGGTCCACACGCAACAGCGGATCGCCATGAGGATCTGGACCTCGGCTTGCACCTTCTCTGGCGGGATGTTCGGAGGAAGGCTCGCCTGCAGCTGCCCCAGTTCCTGGCCGCCGATGGCCCGCAGCACATAAACGCGCTTCCCGTCCGTCGAGTGCCAGATACGGAGGCGCGCGCCTGGCGCCTGCTGCTTCCACTGTTCGATCTGCTCCAGGCTCGGAGCCTCCGGAAACGTCTGGAGGAACTCGAAAGGGGTGATTTGGGGTTGTTCTTTGATCTGATCGGACATGAGTCGATGCTCCTAAAGGTTGGTCGGTTAGTTTGCAGAGCGGGCAACGAAGCCATAGCAGTCCAGCAGTGTCTGGCCGGATTGGTCGTAAACCTGCTCGTTCGAGATCAGCAGGCAGTTGCGGAGAATCCTCTCCACCGTGCGGCCCGCGCCTGTCAGTTCGCAGTGAATGTCGAACGGGATGTTCAGCACAATCGCGTTTGGAGTGTCGCTCTGAACAGTGGCGGATTGCTTGGCGGCGTTGATCGCGTCCGGGCCGCCCTGGGCGGCCAGAGACTGGATCTGCTGGCTGATGATGTTCAACTGCGCCTGGTAGCTTGCGGTGGCAGACGGCGACAAGGCGCCTTGCATGGCGTTGGTGATCTGCTGACTCTGCTGCACCAGAGAAGCGATCTGCGCGCCAGCCTGTCCTGTTGCTGATGCCTGAACCGGCTGGGTGTATATCTTCGCGAACTCTTTGAGGACCGTGTACAGGTAGCCCTCAGTCACGAAGTTAATCGCGATCTGCCCTTGTACCAAAAGCCTGCCGGTCCCAAACGCATCCGCGCTTCGTGAACAATACCCAAACATGGGAATTCGGTTGCCCTGATAGGCAAACTGCAGGTTCACCAGTTCGTCGATGAACAGGTTGCCGATGTACATCTGGGCCTGTGTGGCGGTGAAATACTTGCCATCCGTCGAGTTGGGATAGATCCACTCGTAGCTGGGAGCAAGCGAGGGGATGACGATACCGCCGGGAGTGTTCTGGGCATTCGCTGCAGCCGGAGTGGCCGATCCCGGAGCTGGGGGCTTCTGAACGGCGTTGGAACTTGCCGTTGGCGCCATCGGACTGCCGGCGATAATCGTCACGTCGATTCCTTACTGAGCTGCCTGTTGGTTCAGGACCGTGCCCACGGTTCTCTGCGGCGCCGTCACGGTACTCCCGGCGGCGGCTCCGTAAAGGCTGCTCTTGTTGAGAGGCATCAAGGGCGTGAAGTCCGCGGCAACGTAGGAGATTGTCTGTTCGCTCAACATATCCTGGATGGAGTAGACGTCACCCGACGTCACAAGCTCGACACCCAGCAACCGCTGAGAGCTGATGTTCCCATACTCATCGGCGAACAGAAGAGTGAGATTGAAGGGAGGAAGCTGATCCACCTTCATGTAGGTTGTGTCTTTGGAGAGGTCGGATGTGAACGCGCCGGAATTGAGGAAGGCGTAAAGGACGTCCGTGGTGAACTTGGTCATCACCAAGGTGCCGGCGATTGTGCGCCGGCCGCGCGCCCAGCCTTTTGGATTGATGTAACCACAGGCCACCGCGGGAGACTTCACACGATGGACGGATACCGTAATGGTGGTCAGCTCCACAAGCTGCTTTGCCTGGCGCGCAGGCTTGGAAGTCGCCTGCTGGGAGACGCTGTTGGAGTTGGTGGTTGTCGACAGGCCAGTAGGATTGGTCGTGTTGGTGCCGTCATTGGCCACCTCGATCAGCACCTTCAGGTTCGATCCCGTGTAGGATGCCTCGTGATACAGTCCGTTGCCTGGATTCAGGTTGTGCTGTTGCGCGGGATTGTTCGCCGGCACAGACGAGGACTTGAGAGCAGAGCTGATCGGGTTGAAGGACGAAATGGGAGGACCGGTGATTCCGCCGCCGGCAGAAACACTCGATGCCGGATAGTAGTTGCCGTCGCTGCCCAGAACCATTCCTGGCTGGGTGGAATCGGTATAGCTGGTCGATGTTTCCGAGGCGTTCGGCAGCGCAGGCGCCGGACTGGCGTCGGTCTGGAGACCTCCAGACACAATGGGAGTAGCTTGTGACGAGAAGGACTCGACACCGCTGGTTACCATGCTTTGGTCGGGGGAGACGTAACTGATGGGAGGGATGCTCATATCTGAATAAAAGGGCAGCTTCCAGCATGGCGGAGAAGAATGAAGAGCCAAAGCCAGAAGCTGCCCAGAGAGCGAAAGGGGAAGCGATTACAGTGTGAAGGATGTGCCGCCGATGCCACTCGCAGACTGGAACGGACTCGGAACGGCCGACATGGGCTCGACCACGCGGGCAACGAAAGTCGCCTGCATCTCGGTCACGGCATCGTCGATGGAGATGCCCATTCCCTCGTTGAGGATCTCAACGCCGAAGATCTTGGCCGCGCACATCGCGCCGTACTCATTGGCGCCGCTCAGCGTCACGTCGAAGGGCAGGATCTGATCGGAATACCAAGGCGTCGCCAGTTCGCTGTTGGAGGCGCTGCTGGTCATGGTCATCTGATCGAGCTGACTGATGGTCGAAGAGATCGAGGGACCTGTGTCCCGAACGACCGAGGACTGGAAGACAGCTGTCCCGTTGGCCACATTCGAGAACTGAGGCCGGATCTCATCGGCATCGGCCACAAAGGTGCCGAGAGCCATTTGGAAGAGGTTGAGCAGCGCATGGCGATCGAAGTTGATCCAGACGAGCGAGCCGGCGATGCCGCGCTTGTTGCGCGAGTATGCACGAGGATCACAAGAACCCATCGTGTAGATTGGTGCCTTTTCACGAGTCACGGAGTAAGAGATAGCCTGGAGCTCTGCAAACTGGAACTGACCAATCACAGCAGTAATGTCAGCACCAGCAAACGAGTTGTAGGAGCGGCTGATCTCGCTTGCAAGGACGCCGCCGGGAAGAGAAGACATGTTTACTCCTTGGGAGGATGAAACTCACGTAAGATCGTGAATTGCAGCTCCGCGGGGACCAGGGCGATCCCCAGCGGAGCCAGACCGCGGCAGGTTAGCTGCGGTAGGTGAGGTTGGCTTACGAACTCAGGCCGACGTAGGCGCTGAGCTGAACGAGCTCATCAGCCGGATGGAAGGTGAGGAACAGGTTGGCATGCCCAATCAGAGATTCGGCAGCGGTCGTGGTAATGGTCACCTGCGGATTCGAGATGTAACCACGTTGCTGCAGGGCCACCAGGCCGTTGTCCAGAGCGGTCTTGAGAGACACGAGCTGGAGGCCATCGAGCGAGCTGGCTCCGACAAACGGATCGCCGATCGCAAGCATGGTCGCAATGACCAGGCCCTTGATGCGAACACGAAGCAGTTCGGTGTAATCGCTGATGTCCGTGGCGCAGGTGAAGTCGTGCAGCAGTGCGGGGTTGCTGTAGGAACCCTTGGTGCGGAGCACGTTGATGTTCGCCTGGGTCAAGGAGTCGAGCTGTCCGGGTGTGTAGATCAGACCCGGCAGCTGCTTGAGCGGCACCTTCTGGTTGGTCAGCGCGGTCTTCTCGTCGAGAGCCGAGCAGAAGCCGGCGACATAGTTGGCCAGATTGCTCACATAGTTGGTGGCATATCCATTCGACATGATGGCCTGATCGGCCACAACGTGCAGGTACGCACCGATGTCGATGTTGTTCTGGTTGATGTCCTGCATGACGGTGCCGTCATACTGTCCGTTCTCGGTCTGGAAGAAGCCAGGTTGGCGATAGCCAGAGCTGTAGTCAAAGCAAAGGGCGTTCAAGCCGCTGGCGTTGGTCCCGACGGTGTAGGGGATGCCGAGCAGGCCGGCGCCGGGATTTTGCACGTCGTCATTGGCGTTGTAAAGGGGCAGGAAGCCGACCCACCGGCGGACATCCACCAGCTTGTAGGTAGCGGGGACGGACGTGCCGATGAAACCGATGCAGGTCTTGTCCAGCGTACTGATCGATGCGCAGAAGCTGGCGATTGCATAGCCCCAGTTGACTTCGGCAAAGCCGAGCGCCTGGCGCGCGGAAGCGGTCGCAACCGTCCCGGGCATCGCCGTAACTGCGCCGGCCGTGATCGGAATCGAAGTTCCGGCCACAGTCTGAGCGGTAAGTCCGGCGGGGAAGGTGGTAACTTGGGCACCATTGGCCCAGGCATTGGCTTCCGAAGCCCACTGATAGGTCTGGTCGCCGTAGGCATCGCGCGCGATCAAAAGCCAATCGAGCGCGTTGGGGTTGGTTGCCGGGTTGTTGGTGGCTGTCGCTGTGTTGCCAGCCGAGTAGAAAGCCACATTCGGCGCATCGAACGTCGCGGCGGGAACCACAACTTCCTCAACCTGGAACCCTTGCAGAAGGTTGATTGCATCCAGAAAGGCAAGGTAGGTCTGACGGCCCGTCAAGCCGATGCCGGTGATGGCCGCGGTCAGGGTCGGAGGAGGAGTCGAAGTTGCACCGACCAACGCAGCTGCAGCCTGCACCGTGATCGCATTTGCGAAGGTGGCGCTGGCGCCCGTGCCGAGTTGAAGGCCGGTGTTGCCGGAGATGGTGCCGGCAATGGTGATGTCACCGTTGTCCGTGGTCTGGAGAGGATCGTTCGAATACTCCAGATCGCCCTGGTAGTACACGGCCACAACGCCAGACTTGTACCAGATCTTGTAATCGGTGGCAGATGTCGCGGTGGCCTGCCCAAAGCTCAGTGAAAAGCCAGCAGTCGCACCGGTACCAGTCTCCACACCGATGCCCGCCAGGACTTGAGGCTGAGCGCCCATACGGAACAGAATGACGTTGTCGGAGTTCGCAGCACATTCTTCCATCGAACGGATCAGGTTTCCGTTCAGACCGAATTGGAGAGCCGCCATCGCGCGGTTGGTGACCTGGTATGGCTGATTGATCACGCCCTGGTCGCATGTGCCGATAATCAGGATAGAGTGGTCCTGCGGCGGAGCGGCAGAGACGAGACCTCCGTCAACCGTGTTGACGATAATCCCAGGCAGGTTATTGAAGGCCATTCTGTTTCTCCTCGTAGATCTCGGGTCAACAAACTAACGGTTAGTCTGCAACCTACACAGGGTTGGACACGGGGAATCGGAAACGTTCGTGTTCCGCGTTGTGTTGTTGAGCGGTGTCAAGTTCAACGGTTTGAACGTCCCGCTTGATCTTGAAATTCAGAGTCAGGTCGGTAAGCTGCCGCTCTGTGAAGGTGTCAAGGAACTCCAGGCGGAATGAGTACCGAAGCCGACGGATTTGGAGTTCTTGATTCTCTTTCTCGTCGGACTTATCTTCCTGGCGCCCTGCGAACTTGAATTGCTGGACTCCGAATGCCTCGAAGAACTTGTAGTAATAGGCATACCGAATCAGAAAGCGATGAAACCATACGGCCAGGGAATTGGCCACAGAGTTGCTCTTCGACCAAACCTCAAACTCGACGGTGTAGTTCTCCCACCAGCCGTACTGCGCCAGGTTGTACCCTGCCTGGCTCGGAATTCTTGCGACGTTCCGAAGCATCGGCGAACGGGGGACGGTAGCGCCGTCATTGCTGGTTGGCGCCATCTCCCCTGTGACTACGTGGAAAAGGATGACGTCGAACGCTGTGTCCGGCGCTGAAAGCCGTTCCTTCGGGAAGGTCTCCACGTATTGGGGAGCTGTTCCCTCAGGAGCACCTTCGGTCTTGATGAACTCAGCGAGCGCCTGCCCTACGATCTGAAAGAACCCGTTGATGTCTGCTGCAGGCTTGCTCGATCGCAAAGGAGGCATGATCGAAGATGGCCTGAGAATTGCAGACATGCACACTCCTCGCGGGAAAAGCCCCGGCAATCCTGTCTAGTATAGGAAGACACGTCCAGACTGGTGATTGGCTACGCGGCCTTAGTTAGAGCGAGGGCTCGGCCTGCGAAGTTGTCGGTCCTTTGATGGTGATCTTTGCACAAGCACTGACCATTGGAGAGCTCGTATCGCAGCTCTGGAAACTCGGTCCAAGATTGAATGTGATGGGCCTGAAGAGGTCCAGAACACGTCTCATCTTCCAACGCACAGATGTTGCCAGCTTGATTGAAGACGGATTCCTTCCACAGTCTGTATTCCACAGTCTGCATGGCGTTTTGGCGTTCGCGATAGTGTTCTTTCGAAAGTCCACCCTTCCAAAGATGGGACTTCTCACCACGCCTGGCCTCTGCCATTTTGAGACGAGTTTCGATAGATTTAGGTCGACCAAGGTTGATGAGGCGCCGAGATTCGCGAAAAGCTTCCGTTGTAGGCCGAAGTGAGTGCCAGGGTTTGCGACCTTTCATCTTTGCGCTGGCTTTTGCACGAGCTTCTAGCGAACGGGAGTTGGCATAATGTTCTTCTGAGCGGAGCTTTGCTGCAACAGACATCCTTGCTCTTGTTTCAGGAGAACGTGTTCGACCCTTCTGAAACTGGCGAATGAGGTCTTTGGCTTCCTCACTCATCGGTATTCCCTTTGGTCTTGCCATCGCCTTATTATACCATATCACGTTGATTCTAAACGTTTTCTTTTTCCAATCCAAGCTCCCAAAACTCGACACGCCCGTTGTCGCCGTGTGTCGGCACTACCGAGAGGACCTTCCATTTGACCGTCCGGGTAAAACGCCCGCTGGAATCGGTGATGGAGTTGCCTTCCGGATCGACCTTCGTTTCATAGAGTTTGTCGTAGGCCTTGGCAGTCTGGAGGGTGTACCTTTCGTAGTCGGGATAGACCTGGCTGCCGTCATCCCGAAAGACTTCCACATAGGCGGTGCATCGGTTCTGATCGGTGTAGCCCATGGCATTCTGGGGATACTCACCAGTGGCCAGGACTCCAGGCTTGTAGACAGGAGCCACGCCGCGGTAGAGCGCCATGAGCTCCTGGGTCTCAAAGAACTGCCAGCCTTCGCCTTGGCAATACCGACAGTTGGGCCGGATGCTGCCTCCTGTCTTTGTGTCCCAGCAGCCGGGGCAGGATGTGTTGGTCATCCGGCGCAGAATTACAGTGCGGCCCTGGCCGACGATCTCCTCGCTGCCATGAATGACCGAGTGAAGCTCCTCGCGCAGATCGATGGTGGCCGAGATGTCCCGGTAGAAGTCCACAGTTCCACTCCAGTCCTCTTACTGTCCCATCGCGTACGGATAGAACTGGGAGACGGGAAAGCCCGGCTGGTAGACGCCGATGCGCATAGAGGACATTGGCGGGGAGCACGTCGGGGATGCGAAGAACTTGATAGGCTTGCCGCGGCCGCCGGTCGGAGATCCGGGGTCCATCGAACTGGCATTGGCTCCCATGCCGTTGGCGAACCAGGTGCGTGCCGGTGTGCGCTCAGCCCAGTCCAGAACGCCTTTTGCTGCGAAGTGGAAGTCTGGACGGCCGCCGGGCATCACCCGACCGCCGCTGCGGAGAACCACCTCGTAGAGTTTGAGAGAATCCTCGAACTCTGCCAGACGCTGCTTATTGTCCGCCTTGCGATCGACGGAGAAGTTTGCCAGCACATGAGCGCCGGGGCCCAGCAGCGAGACTACGTTCAACATCAGATCGCGGGATGCCAGGGCCGTCACGTACTGCAAGCGGCTGCCTATCAGGCGAGTGTGCTGCAGCCCGGAAAGCGGGACGCGCGCCGCAGTGATCAGGTCCGCTTCATTACTGGACCGGTAGATCTGGCAGGCGATGGTGATGTCGGAAAGCTTCTTCAGTGTCGGGCCTGCGGCCAGACGGACCATATCGATGGTCGAGTAATACGGGGTGATCTGGCTGATGAAGTCGAAGGTCACGTCCTTCATCAAGGTCGCGCCATTCATCAGCTTGATGCCCTTGGGCAACGAGATGTGGAAGATCAGATTCTGCATAGTTAGGAGCTCGTGGGCAGTGTGATCACCATATTGAATTGGAAGACAATCACCGTCCCACTCCCATTCATGAGCACGAGATTGTAGGTATTCGGCAACAGGTTGAGAAGCCAGTTTCCGGTCGAATCCAACTGGTAGGCTCCTCGAGCATAGGCCGGGTCGGTGTTGCCAACACACCAGTCTGAGCTGAGGAATGCGTAGAGGACGAAGCTTGGAAGGTTGGGATAGGAGGGTCTGAGCGCCCCGCTCGCGCCGTAGTCCTGGCTGACAGGAACGGTATAGGAAAGCGGGCTGCCAACACTGCTCATTACAGTCTCCAGAACTCCGGAATACGCAGAAACCCGGTCGTGACTGGACCTGATGGAACCGCAGGAACCAGTTTCTTGATCTCCAGCACAGCGTTCAGAAGGTGTTCGAAGTGATAGGCGATGAAACCCAGAACGATTCCACCTCCGGTCAAGACCCACTGAAACCGTTCGGTCACGCGAAGCCGCTTGCCTTGTGCATGTACTGTTGCTGTCAGGTCCTGAAACCTGCCGGGCTGGCCTTCGATACCAATGAAGACTGCGTGAATCTCTCGAACTTTGGTCAAAAGCTCGGTTTCAGCTGCTTGAGAAAGGGCCATGGGTGGACGTCCTAGAGGGAGGATGGAGGGAGCACACCGCTCCCTCAGTCGTGTCTAGTATAGGAAGATGGCTTCTTTATGCGCTGACCGTGCGCGCGGCGGAATTGTCGTCCTCGGTCACCGTGAAGGTGGCGAGATTGCTTCCGTCAAGCCGCAAAAACGACAGGACTTTCGGATTCTGTGTCTTGTCGACAATCCAGGTTCCCAAAACAGTGTCGTGAATGTCGGTGAGAAATTGAACCAGCGCGGTGACATCGGACTGGGCGGCGGGAATAGCCGGCAAGTTGGCCGTCTTGGCCTGGATGGCCAGGATGACGGACGATGTATTGGGGTTGATCGTCGCCAGATCCGTGAGATGAGCTACGGTCGCGTCCTTGGCGACGGTCGCATTGAGAGCCGCGGTGGCGTTGAGTGCCACCGGCCCGGGGATGTTGGTGTCACCCAGCCGGATCTGATCAAGGTACTGGCCATTGACGGTGTTGCCGTCGGCAGCGTAGGAAACAACTGCCAGATAGTCACCATTCAGCATGCCGGCCGTATTCCACGCATAGGAGTAGACCAGGCAGGTTCCGGCAACCAGAGTCATCGCCGCGGCCGTCACAACAGCCGCACCTGTTGTCAGGTTGATCACCGTGACGAGGGGCGCCGTGGTCACAGAAGGAGTCGTGCCGTTTGCGTGCGAAAGGGAGAAGACGATTTGGTGTGTATCACCTGGATAGATCATGAAGGCTCCGGTGGACATGAAACAAGAGGGCGGGATTAGCCGCCCTCTTGCTTGTTGAAGATCACTGCACGCGATCCACCTAACTGTTAGGCCGGTCGTTACTTCTTGGACACGAGGGATGCGATGAAGCCGCCGATCGATCCGAAGCCCTTCACGGCTGCTTCAATGGCGGTGATCACACTGTTGTCCAGACCTGCGTCCGAGAGCGACTGCTTCTGGGCAGCAGTGCCTGTGGTGATGACCGAAGCAATCTCGCCCAACGCGGCATAGCCGAGATCGGCCAGAGAGGTTGCAACCCCACCGTATGTCGGGACTTCGGGAAGAACCTCATCCACAACGGTCTTGGTGGCTTCGATCTTGGCAATGTCGGCGGGCGCATTGTTGGCCACCCATTTGAAGGCGGTGGCGAAGGCGTGTCCGAGGGACTTGAATGAAATGCTCATAACGGGTGTATCTCCTATCGTGAGTGTGGCGCGTTGGTCCGAACTACCAAAGCTACTTGGCTGCTGGCCGGCGAGTGAGGGGTTTGGCGATGTGCGTGACAGCTGCTTTGACGGTCTGGACGGTTGCACCTGGGGCGACTGAGGACAGGTAGTAGTGCATCTCGATTGCGTCGGTGGCGAGTTGGGCCCCGAACACGGTGTAGGCCTTGACGGCTCCCCAGAATCCAGGGTGAAGCATCTTGTCGACCTTGCGATCCAGATTGTCAGCAGTGTGAGCAACGGAACCAGCTGTGAGAGCAATTTGATGAGTACCGTCATTGATGTTCTTCAGAGTTGCCGGAATATTTGGATCGGCAAGATCCTTGCTGGCCTGCTGGGCCATGTTCGATGCGGATGTGGCGGCGGCGGCGGTGGCGACCAAGGCTGGTTTGAGCGTGGTCGTCGTGTCAGTAATGTCGTTCGTAATGGTGGTCAGATCGGCGTCGAGACCGTCTGAGGTCTTGCGGAATGAGGCAAGCAGCGCATCGGTGCGGTCAAAGGTTCCGTTCGCGCGGGCAGCCAGGATAGGAACTTCGTTATCCCAGAACTGGCGTTGGGAAGTAGCGGCCAGGCGCGCTTCCTTCGCGGTGAGACCTGCCTCAACAATGAGGTGGTTAGTGTTGTTGCCCACAACATGTACCTGCTGTTGGGTGTCAACGATGAAGTTCTTGGCCGCCGCGTCAGTGGCTTCCAGGCCAATGGTTGCCTTGCGAGCTTCGAGGCCGGCCAAACCGAGACAAACACAAAGGAACGCAAACGGAACTGCGAAGACGGCAACCTTCACAAAAGGCATGAACCACGCCGGAAGCTTGAACTTCTGGCGGGATCTCAGTGCTCGTTCTTGAAAGCGAGGATGAAAGCGTCTCATTACGCGCCTGCCACTGCGGGTGTTGGGGGTGTTGGGGTGTTGCCGCCGCTCGCGTTCAGAGCGAGCATCAGCGCGCCGTTGGTGCCTGCAAACAGGCCCCAGAGCTTCGTGCTCAAGTCTGCAAATGCAGGTTGAACGGAAGCCCCGATCGCGGCGGCGAAGAAGAGAACGTCCAAACCGAGAACGATCGCAATGGAAGCGTTCCGGGTTGTCAGATCGATCCTGTATGCCATGAAGGTCTCCTACTTGACTTCCACTGGGGTGTACACGGTTGCGGCGCCGGTGTGGCCGATGAATGCCTGGCGCCTGGGTGGATTGAGGCGGTCGATCTGAATGTGAACGCAGGCCGGAACTTCAGCCTTGTTCTTCTCGAGGATGACCTTGTCGAAGGGAAGCTTGCTTTCGAGACGCAGCCAGTCGAACAGAACTTGCATGGAGACTGCGGGCGCATCGACATCGACGGCGGCGTGGCCGCCGATGCAAAGGTGGAAGGAAGCTGTCTTGCCGCCGACCTGGGCGTTGTGGTCAGGATCGCGGTAGCTGTCATGAACGCGGACAGTTCCGAACTTGTCGTGGATGGGTTCGAGAACCTTCTCGCAGAGGAAGGTGACGTTCTCGATGACGTGCGAGTCAGCGCCTGCCAGGACATTCAGTCCGGGTTCAGTGTCTGCGAAGTGCGGTGTAAGTTGTGACATGTCATTTCCTAACTTGACGGCCAACCTGTGACCGTGATCTGGATTTTGTTACCGGTGATGACAGCTGCATACTGCAGAGCTTGCGGCACAGATACAGTAGGATCCCCGAGGAGAGGCTCGATGCTCATGTAAAGGTCCTCGACCGAAAATGAGGTCGGATCGATGTCATCTGGAAACAGAATGTCGAACGACTGACTCAAATCCTGGCCAATCCGCCGTCTTGGAATGACCTTGATCTGATCGAGCTGAAGGGCTGGAAATGCATCCAGAAGAGGAGAAACAGGTGGAGGTGTCAGCAGGTTCAAAATGCCGGTGGTGAATGTCCACTGGTAGCTGACATTCATCGATTCGCCGGCGGGGTTCATCACGTCTTCGGTCGAAAGGGACGCATCAGCGCCCAGCAGCATCGCCGTGTAGAGCGTGTTCTCCTGGAAGTGTCTGGTGGGTGTGAAGGTCGCAATCGTACGACCTGTTGAGTCATCTGCGAACGACCAGGCTCCTTCAACATTGAATGTTGAAGGAGCGGCCTCGCCAGCAACGAGCTGGCCTGATGTGAGAACTTGAGTTGGAGTAGGGAACGTCAACGAGAACGTGCTATCGTTCAGCGTCGAGGTGTCGAGCGCCTGGTCGAAAGCGACGATGATCGCCTGGCCAAGAACCACATCAGTTTCTTGATCGGACGGCGTTGCCTGAAGTACGACGGGTGCGGACATTCTTCTTGACCTTCTTCGCGGGCTTCTTGACAGGCTGTTCGCTGGATTCCACTACCTCTTCGGTAATGGCGCAGAGACCTGTGGTCTCGGTCTCAAAGTCAACGCTCTTGAGCGTGCCAGTCGTCCGGATTTCGCGCTCGAACCGCTTGGCTTCAGTCTTGGATCTTGGAGTTGCGATGTAGAGGTTGCCGCGGCGATCGCGGCCGACGAATACCTTCTTGCCGGTGTCTTCTTCGGTGATTGCCGAGGTCTGGCCGCCGGTTCCCTTGAACCCTTTGGTGGCCATCTCCTTGCCGGTGACGTCGATCAGCTTCTTCTCTTCCAATGCCTTGTGGATCGGAATCTGCTGAGACTGCTCGTCCACAATACCGATGGGCCTGTTCGGGCCCAGGACGAAGCCGCCACACTGGAAGGTCTTGACCAGGGCGGTGTTCAGCATCAAGGTGTGACCTATGAGGTCGACAGGTTGTACAAGCTTCCGGCGGCTCGGCGCCTTTGCTATCGAGGCCAGCGTTTTCTTGAACTCTTCGCTGCCGGGCATCACGATCAGACTGGACATAGGATCTCCACTTCTGAGTGTCTATAGAGATGGATATCTACCAAAGGTTCCCTGACACGAATGGCGGCGGTTTCCCGCCGCCATCTGGTTGAACAGAACTGACTGTTGGTTATGCGTTGACGTTGAGCGGGTTGGCCGGATCGAAGATCGGCGCCGTGCCCAGATCGGTGTAGGTGCTGTCCGAATCCGACAGGTTGTACACGGTGCGGGCAGGCATCACGAACTCGTTCGGGCGGATCTTCACGTTGCGGGCGACCGCGATGGCCTGGCCCTCGTTGAGGATACCGAAGCCGTAGGTCTCTTCGATCGACATGTTCTGGATGTTGTACTGGCCGTCTTCCCAGCTCTTGACATGAGGCTCTTCAGCCACGATCAGGGCGCCGAGGTTGCGGCTGTTGAACATCATGATGTCGGTTGTGCGCTGCTCGGGATCGAAGTTCACGAACGGGCTGACCAAAATCCGGAAAGGAATGCCGAGGTAGTTCGGCAGGATCGGGGCCGACGTCATGTTCTGGTAGTTGCCAGAAGTCGCCTGCGACACTTCTCCGCCGGTGAGCTGACCGTTGGTGTACTGCCCGGTCTGGCCTTGGCCGATGCCGAGTCCGCCGTTGTTGTAGAACTTGTTGCCAAGCACCGCGGGGTTGCCGGTGAAGTTGGCGAAGAAGCTGCCGCCGCCTGCCTGGATGGCAAACTCGCGGAGGACAGGATCCTTGACCCACATCAGCCACGCCATCGGGTGGACCAGGAGCGTGTCGGGCACGAAGCCGTTGAGCAGCACAGCCGCGTACATGTCGAACACGTCGTCCACTGTCATGGAGCCGTTCAGCACGCCCTTGTAGTTACGGCCGGTCGTGACGCCCTTGATCGGCTGCAGCGGGGAGCTGGACAGACGGGAATTCGGGTCGTTGTCGAAGACCAACGTGCCGAGCTTCGTGATGAAGTCGAAGATGTACTCTTCCTTGTGACGCGCGAGAGCATTGCCGGCCAGACGCAGCCAGAAGTTGATCCAGGGATAGGCCGATTCCTCGACGAACCGCTTGGCGATCTTCAGGCGAAGGCCGTGACGCTTGACGGTCACGCCGAAGGACTGCGCACCACCAATGTTGATGTTGTAGATCGGCAGATCCATGCCGTCACCGGTTTCCTCTGCACGCAGAGGCTCGACGGCCGGGAATACGGTCATCATGCCGGGCTTGTATTGGATCTTCTGAAGCAGGTGGGTGCCGATCAACATCGGCTCGATGCCTTCCTGCACGATGGTCGTCATCGCCTTCGGAATCATGAAGGCAGCGTTCTGGATGTCCAGGGCATCGTTGATGTCGACAACCTTGTCGGCGACGGGGTCCCACCCGTTCGTGCGGAAGATTGTCGCAAACCGATCCTGCAGTTCAAGTTCTGCCTTGAATTGTTCGGGAGTGACCTTGGTCTTTGACATGTGGAAAATACCCTCCTCAGGGCGGTTTGGTCCAACGTGGGCCGGCGGATTGTAAAGGCGTGCGTCAGAGACCGCAGTTATCGTCTGGTCTCGACTTGGATATGCTGGCGACACCGGCGATCGGGGCATTGGAATGCTCCGGCGATCTCACCTGCTGGGTTCTTCTTGACCACAAGCTTGTCGCAGACTCGGCCTGTGCCATCGGAGCGTTTGGCCATGCACCGCAGACCGTCGCCCTTGACATACGCTTGCCCCTGGGTGATCACGATCTGCGGCATGGATTATCCAACCAACTGTTAGTAGGGTGTGTGCGCCTGAATTACAGGAGCACGCGGACCAAGACGTAGGTGCCGTACTCGGGCCGGGCCCGAGTCTTCTGCAGCTGAGAGGCCTTGTAGATGCCGTCAGTCGTCAGGTTCAGGTCGTATGGCAGGCCGGCAGTGGCCGAGCCGCCCATCATGATGGCCGCCGGATTCGGATCGGTCATCGGGCCAACCATGCGAGACGGATCCCACAGGGTCTTGATGCGGTTCGAGAACCCGATCTTGTTGATCATGTTCACGACGCCGATGATGCGACCGACCAAATCAACCGGAGAGTTGACTGCCGGGTTGAACACCGTGTAGTTGCCCTGGTCGTTCTGGAACTGCGAGAAGGTTACGCCTGCGCCGGTGGTGGGAAGGCCTGTGAAGTGGGCGAAGGTGCGTCCATAGCCCTGCACGTAGCCCTGAATGCCGTCGGTCGTTGCGTCTTGCTGCAGCGTGTTCGGCGTAGCGCCGATCCACGGCACCTTCAGCACATACTGGGTCTGGATGGCCGTGCCCATCTCGTGCATGTAGTTCATGACCTGGAAGCCGATGGGATTCAGGCCTTCGAGACGGTACAAGATGCCACCTGCGAGCGAAATATCGATGATCTTCACGCCGCCGATGTACTGGAAGACGTTCCGAGTGCAAACGCCGATCGGACGGGCTGTGCCGTACGAGTAGGGGACTGCCGTGCCCACATGGCCCACGTCGTCGATGTCGCTGGTGAAGACGAAGGAGTTGGTGCCGGCAAGGAGCGCGCCGTCTACCACGCCCGTGAGGGTCAGTGTGGTCGTGGTGGCCGCAACGGTCACAGCGTTCAGGTTGAACACAGCGGTGTAAGCGTTCTGTGCCGCAACTTGGGTGGTCTGGGCAGTCGCCAGGTTGGCCAGAGCGGTGTTGTAGGCCGCCAGAGCCGCAGACTGGTTGGCAAGATCCGTCGCCGTCACTGTGATGCCGGCCGTGGTCACAACCACATTCGCGGCGGTGAGGGCGGTGTTGGCAGTCGTCACGGCGGTGTTGGCCGTGGCCAGGGCGGTGTTCGCCGCGGTGAGGGCCGCATTCGCAGCAGTCACAGCAGCAGCAGGTGCCTGAGCGGTAACCGCGGCCGCGACAGCTGTTGCAGCCGCTGCCAGCGTTCCGTTGAACTCAACCGTCACCTGTGTGCCGGCCACGCCGACTTGGAATGCCAGCTGACCTGCAAAGGTGTCACCGGCCACAGCGATCGTGTAAACCAGGGTCGACGCAGTCGCAGCAGCGGAGGGAGTGAGCACCGGAACCAGGGGGACATTGGTGGCCGAGCCGGACACTGTCGTGCCGGTCGTCACGCTCGGGAACAGGGTGCAGTTCCAGGCCCAGTTGATGTCGGTCCAGTTGACCGCAATCACGGTGCCATTGGTCAGGGTGACGTTGCCAGGCGCGGCATCGGCAGGAGCTGCCAGAACGCAATGGTCGCCAGGAGTCACGGCGTTGCCGGTGCGAGGATCAATGGTGAACTGATCGATCGATCCCGCTCCCCACTGAATGATGCACCACACGTTGGAACCGGCGGGAGTCTTTCCGCATTGCAGGCCGGAAGGAACGAGCGCGCCGCTCTTGTCTTGCCCAATCAGATGCTGCGAGCTGAGCACGACAGACGCCAACTTCGGATGGCCTTGATCCTGACGCAGACCCGGCAGATAGGGCGCCGGATACGGAACAGGCAGCCAGGGCTTCAGGGGCTCAGAGAGTTCCAGGTCCGGGGTCGTCTGACCGATACGGTCCTGCCCGAACAGTTTGCCGGTGTACTGGTTATTGAGATCGACTGGCATGATAGTTTCTCCTGCAACCTAAGTCTTGGTTGCTTAGCTGAGCTGCACACGGCCGTAACGAACATCGGCGATATACCGCTCGCGGTCCGTTGCGTCGTGAATGTAGGTGAGCATGCGCTGAAGCTTTTGGGTGTCTTGCACCGTGAGCGCAGGGATCAGGGCCGGCTCGCGGTCCGTACCATCCACCTCATCTACGTGAGCGTTGTCGTTTACCGTGGTTCCCTGGTCGGTGCCAGCTTTCCCCGGTTCGGCCGCGGTGTTCCATTGCAGCTCGGCGAAAAGATCGGTCACAGCGTCTTTCAGACTCTGGATATGGCGTTTGGCGAACTCGGCAATCTTGTCCTGGATCTGCGTGGGATTGAGGCCGGTGTAGCCATCCTTCTTCCGCAGGCAGTTGTGCATGACCAGGGTTGTTGCCAGACTGGTCTTCGAGTCCATGAGAACGGCGGCGAGCACACGATCCTTCGTGGCGACCGATGTCCTGATCGCGGCCAGCTCGTCGGTCAGGCCGAGGACGGCCTCGTCCTTCTCGGCCAGCTCGTCCTTGGAAACGAACAGGGAATCCTTGATATGCTCGGCCAGCGACTTCTTGGCCCATGCGACCCAGCGGTCTTTGCCCCACCGTTCGGCCAGAGCATTGTGAAGATCCTCAATCTTGTACTGCAGATCAGGCTCACAACCTTTGTGATGAACATCCAGGGCATGGTAATGGCCGAGTATTTCCTTGATCTGAGCCCGCTTTTCGTCCTTCAAGGCTTCTTCGGCTGAGACTGCATCGTATCCATCCACCGAATCGATCAGTTTGACGTGAACAGCCAGGGCCTTCAGTTCGTCACTGATCTCGGTGCCCCCGGCGGCCGTGGTATTGATCTTGTCTTCGGTCTTGGAGGCTACGGAACACTTCAACGTCTTGCCCTTTCTCTCAACACAGGCCCGGATCTTCTCCTTGGCGCCGTCGCTGATCTTGGCCCGGCCCAGCAGCCGGAGGGCTGCGGTGTGATGCGCGCAGTCCTCCACGGGGAAGGTGCGGTTCGGGCCACAGAAGGACTTGCCACCCAATTTCTTGCGGGCTTCCGTATTTAGCTTGGCGTCCTTGATCTGTTCGTCCTTGAGTTCGCCGCCGGTGCCTCCGGCATCCATCTCGGTGCAAAGCTCGTCGTAGACTTTCTGCTCGTCGGCGAAGAACACCTGGTCCTCGTCGGTCAGGGTGAACCCTGTCCAATCGCAGACCCCGTCCACGCACTCGGTTGCCTCAGCAACCGCTGTCGTAATGGCAGCTGCATCGTTCACGCCATCCGCTACTGCGGGAACCGCAGCGAGATCGGCGCTCATGCTGGCATCCTCGATCGCGGCCAAATCGGCAGTTTCTTTCCGCTTCCAACCGTTCTTGCGGATCTTGGCGGTGAGAGTCGACTGCAGGCTGCGCCGGGAGGTCTTGTCGTCGTCCGATTCCGGTGCCCAGGCCGTGAGCTGATCCTGAAGATCGAATGCTGTTTCTGCCGTCAGATCAAGGCTCTTGAGAGTCTTCCCAACAGCGGCCACGTCAATCGTCATCTTTGGTTCCTCGTATTCAATCACGATGTCCGACTCGTACAGGCTGTCGGTCAGTTTGAGGCCCCTGTCGATAGCAAATTGCTGGTCATCGAGAGGCAGACCAAGGAAGAACATCTTCTCGAGGGAATCCTTCAATTCGTAGGACTTCACCTGAGCAAACGGGTCGGCTCCAAAGTTGACGAAGCTGAGTTCCTTGTACTTGAACCTTCCCGAGATCAGGAAGGCCATGCGCCCATCGACGATCTCACCGGGGCGGTGTTCGCACTTGTCCTCCGACGCCCAGTCGGTGTGGCAGATGGAGCAGGTGGCCGAGTCGGTAATCGCACCGGCCGAAACGCACAGATACTCGTCACGGAGTATCTTCTGAATCGCTTCAGGGTTTGTCAGAGTCAAACCCAGTTCGATATGACCGATTCCCTGGTAGCCCTTCACGCGGGCCAGGTTGTCCTGAATCCAGTCCACCGTCTTGAACACGTTGAACTTGCCGCCGGTCTTCGAATCACGGTTATAGAAGACTGAGTCCTTCAGAACCGGAAAGTCTCTGGCGTATTTCCAGGAGTCGTCGATGTACTTGGCCTCACGAATCCGGCCCAGCACGTCGCCTTCTTTGTCGTGCCCGCGAAGAACGGGAAGCGGTGCGACCCCTTTGGGAACCCAGGTCTGAACCGCGTCCTGCATGCAATCGGGACGGTAGAACTTGCGATTGCCAGTAACGATGCCGGCGTGAGTCGCGTCCACGCGAACGAGCAGGCTGTGGCCTGTCTCGGACTTCGAGTCTTTGCATTCCCAGAGAAACCGTTTGTTGTCCAAAACCTCAGAAGGTCTGAATGTGAGGAAGTCATGGATTTTAAGCCAGCGCCGTTCGCTCAACATTCTCAATCCTTCTCTTGGCTGCCCATGCCGCTTTTCTTCCTTGCGACATCTTTAGCTTGGTTTCTTCTGAACGCACAATACCGAGAGCGTTTTGGTGACCTTTTGCAGAACTCGCCATCAGAGTCTTTGTTTCTTCAGTGTGATAACGACCGAGCATCGTTCCAGGTCGGCCGATATTGGACTGGCTAATCTGTTGTCGGGCTGTGAGCGACTGTGTCTTGCCGAGTCGGCTATTACCATGTCGCGCAGCCTTGATCTTTTGTTTGTGTCCTTCAGTCAATGGCCGAAAATAGCCACGAGGGCCGCCGCGTCCTCCATCAGCCAGGTTGTAACCAAGTTCAGGCTGGTTTGACTGGTATGTTGCAATGTACTTCCGTTCGGCTTCATCCAAATCAACCTGGTTATCAACCGTGGCCAGCACTGCAATCTCGAAAGCTTCTTTGCCATACTTGCGGATGGCATCGTAAAGATGAAGCCCTCTTCCTCGTTTGGCAGTCGAAAGATGACCGCTCCAACGCTTTGCTAGAGACTGAATCGTCTGTCCGACATACTTCTTGCCGTTGACGTTGTTCGTTACGAGGTATACGAGCATGTTGTAAAACCAACTGTTAGTTAGTCGCCCGGGTAACAGGTACTGTCCGGCGCCCCACTACCTAACGATTGAGAGGAATCTCAAGCAGGAAGGGACCTCCCTGCGGGATGGGCTGAATCGATGCGTTGCTCTGGAACAGAGCGGACGCATCCTGCGCAAGTGCCTGTTGCAGCGGAGCCACTCTGGAGTTCTGCATCCCAGGACCGTTAAGCTGCACGACCGGCAATGGCATATTCAAGTTCGGCATCATCTACCTCGTCTTCCAATTCCGCTCGAAGAAGCACAGAAAGAAGCTCAGGATCAGAAGTTTCAGCAATCACGGACTTCAATGAACTCAGTCCGGCGGCTCGTTCCTGTCTAGTATAGGAATCACCAACTGAATCGGTGATTTCGCGCTCGTTGAGTCGTGCAACGATCTCATCGATGATCTGACCGCTTGCTTTGCGCCAGTTCTTATCCACATTGAGACCATCGGCAATCAGTCGGTCCCGACCTTGCACCAAGCCTTCATAGATCTCGCTCATGAGGCTGTCACTGTTCTTGCCTGGGCCCAGCTTCGATCCATGCTGGTTGGTCGGGCGCATCTTATTGGCGGTTGCCGCGGCGGTCTGGGTTGTCTTCTTGGCCGTGCCTCCGCGCGGGTGACCGGCGCCGGTGCCCTTGCTGGCCCGGCGTGAGCTGGCATTGGCCACGGCTACCTTCGCCTTGGCAATGACAGGCAGGTGTTTCGCCTGTGCTTCGAGACTCTGTTGTTCGTGGCTGGCCTTGACCTCGGACAGTTTGGCCTGGGCTTCCATCAGCTTCATCTGGGTTCCGGCCAACGCCTTTTGGTTCGTCACGTCCTGTTGGCCGATCTCAATGGCCGATGCGGTCTTGTACTTCTGGATCTCGCGCTCAAGACGCAGCACGTGGAGAGCGAAGTGGGTATCGTTCTGCTCGGTCTTGCTCATCGGCTTGAGGTTCATCCGCTTGCGGGCTTCCGTCTCGGTGAGCAGGTGGGAATTGAAGAGAGCCATCACATGCGTCTCTTCCTTGATCCGATTGTCGAGATCGAGTTCGTGGAATGCCAGCTTGGTGCGCGCCACGCCCTTTTGCACAGAGGTGGAGTAGTTGGCTTCCTGGAACCATTCCTTGAAGATGAACATCCGGATCTGATCGGCCAGCTCGTCGAGGTCGGCCTTGATCGAATCCTTCAGGTTCTGCGAGATGTTGTCGGCGGTGGCGCGAGTGGCGTCGGCGCCCTCGCCCATGTCGATGGCGCTCATGCCCAGGCCGATGTAGACCCGGGATTTGAAGTGCTCCACCAGGGCCTTGAAGTCGAGAGACTTGCCGTTGGCGCCAACGGCGGTGACGGTGACGCGCTCGTCGGTTACGAACACGCCCTCCTTGGGCATGTTCTCGATCTGGAAGCGCACCATATCGATCTCGGACTCGCCGCCCGGGCCGTAGGTGCAGGGTGCCTTCTCGTTGCCGACCTGAACGTGAAACAGCGGGAACAGGTGATTGATGAACAGGAGTTCGATGTTCTCTTCAAGCCGGCGCAGGGCGAAGATGTCATCCCGGACGGCGATGGTGCGCGGCGTTCCGAAGATGTGGCCAGGCTTGACGTCCCACTTCAGGTGGATGATGTCCTCAACCGGGTAATCGATCCACGGAATGCCATGGTCGAAGATGCGGCGCCACTTGCTGATCTTCCCCTTCTCCAGATAAGGGTGCATCGTGTGGGCGGGGATGATCACATAGGCAGCGACTGGAATTCTGCCGCCCTTCTTCTTGCTCACCGGGGAAGCGTCTTCCTTGCGGATCTTGAGGAGGAAGCAGTTGGAGCACAGGAACAGGTTGCGCAGAACGCCCTTGATGAAGCTCTCGAAGCTGCGTTCGGTGACGAATTCAAACGCATTGATGCGAGTCTGGATGTAATCGGCGTCTTCCTCGCGGTCGCTCATGATCTCGTATCCCGCGCGCGCGGCGAGTGCCAGCTTGCGGGCCACGGCCTGCTTGACGTAGACCTCGGTGTCAGAGATGGCGTGCGGTTCGCGCATGTCATACTCCGGCATCAGGATGCCGTTCCACATATAGTAGGTGCCGATGTAATCGGCTGCCTTGTCGAGCTTGATCTTGTTCAGGTCGCCGTTCAGCATCTTGCCGGCGTCCTCGATCTTCATGCCTTCCATCAGCTTGTCGCTGATGTTGCGTTCTCCAGTCGACCGTTCAACAGGCTGAAAGCCTTTATCGGTATACGAGGCAGTCCTGCGCCCCAGCCCTTTGATGTTGGGCTCGATGACCTGGCCGGCGATCATTCGGCGGATCACAGCGGCTTTGCCGGGCTTGGCCTTGGTGGACGTGCCGTCAACAAAGGCCATAAGCCGTTCCTGCCGGGCCGCTGCGTTGTCCTGAAGAGTGGTGTCTGGTGTGCGTGGCATTAGCTCACTGCTCCGATGGTGGGTGCTTGTACAGTCGACGAGGAAGCGACGATCAGGTTCACGCCGCCCTTGGTCAGAACCGTTTGCACGTTGCTGGGCGGTGCGGGGACTGTGGGAGAAACTGCCTGCATCTGGCCGTTGGTGACAACGAAGGAAGTGCCTTTCGTCGAACTCATGCCGTTGAGGATCTGGCTCACGGCCGCGGTCTGAGTGACAGAGTTTGTGGCGCCTACCGCCGGCTGGCTGCTGTTGTAGGTCATGACGGCCTTGGCCAACTGGGTCAGTGTGTTCAGGGACTGTGTGCTGGCGATGATGTCCATCTGGGCATTCATGTCGCCAGTCCGGCGGTTCATCAGCTTCTGGAACGATTCCTGAAGCACCATGACCCGGTGGCTGACTGTTGTGTTTGCCCAATCGAGGTGGGTAGCCAACGTCACCAGGCCGGGAGTCATTGGCCCCGCCCCGGGAACCTGGAAGGTGCTCGCCGGCACCAGCGCAGACGAACTGACCGGCGCTGTTGGCAGGCCGCTGTTGTAGGCCAGGGAACAACCCTTGAGTCCGCCGGTGGTGTTCACAAAACTCTGTCTTGCTCCGTTGACCACCACGTTGGCCATGGCCGCGGCTGCCTGGATCTGCGAGACCATCTGGCCGATATTGGATGTGCTGCCTTTGAGGGGCTGCACCGCGGTCTGCATGAAACGGTCGGCCATGATGACCATCCCGGCCGCTTCAGCGATGAGTTGAACGAACACCGTGCCAGTCATCCCGTTGACGATCAAGTCCAGACGAGGCCTTTGTGAGAAGCCTTGAAGTGCCTGCAACATCGGGATCATCCTCACCAGATTGGTGGGAGGTTCCAGGAAGAACTGGTTCAGGACATTATTGACGTCCTGAGCGACGACTCCTACACCCGCAGTCAGTTGGTAGACCGACGCATAGGAGCTTTGGAAGGAATCGAGCGAGCTGTTCATGGTGCTCGCCAGTGCCGGCGAAACGTCCTGTCCCAGAATTGAGATCTGGTTTGGATTGTTGGTGGCGATCGAAGGGGTTCCCGGCGATGCAATGACCGGATACTGTGACAGCTGGGCTGTCATGTTGTTGAAGAGGACCGCGTCCCCTTTCAACGGCCCCAGAAGCAGAGCGGTCTGGTACTGGGATTGTCCGCTGTTGACCAGGCCGCTTTCGATGGTCTGGTTGATTTGAGTGACGGCCGACGTCTGAAACGGATTCGTCTCGTAGGCAGTGCCGGTTCCCAGGCCCGATTCGATCTGCAATGCCGTCATCTTGGCATCGAGCATCCGGTTGTACATACTGACGGTAAGCGAGGTCGGCACCGGCAGGTTTGAATAGATCGTCTGCAGTGCCCGCGCGGTCTCCGGATCCACGGAAGGATCGAATTCGATGCCCAGCCCCGTGCTCATCGCAAGGATCACTTGCTGCAGATACTGATTGGTGTCCAGCAGGTCTGCCAGTCTGGCGATCAGCTTTCCGGCGGCCGATGCGCTGGCCGTGGCATTCCCGAAATTCGCCAGGCTGCCACCCGTGGCCAGACTCACAGGCACAGCAGCCTGTGCGGCGGGAATCGCCGCAGAGACAGTGGGCGGAGGGGTGTACTTGAACTGGATCGACTCGAAGGCCATTAAGAACTCGGAAGATTGTTGGCAACGACTGCGCTGCCTGTTGAATCGGAAAGATCGTCGGGATTGACGGCGAAAGTCTGCTGGAAACCGACCAGTTGCTGGAAGGCATTGCCGACCGTTCCCATCGAATCCGTCGTGTACAGGTTTTTCTGCACATCCAGGTTGAGGGGCACTCTGGGCTGGATGAGCTGCCAGGCAATCTGCAGGATGTCGGCGGCGCTCGAATAGGTCGTCATCTCGTCGAAGAAGTCTTGCAACCCGAGGAATCCTCCCTTCAACCAGTTCAGTTGGCCGTTGTAACCCAACTGCTGGAGGAACGGGAACTTGGACAACTTCTCAATGACCGAGACCGCGATCGGCATATCGTAACTGGCTGCCACACTCGCCGCGATGTTGTCCTGGGGATCTCCGTTGGCCATTAACCACCACCAAAACGACGACCGGCACTGCCAAATCCGGGCCGGGTTGAATTCTGAAAGAAGCTGGTGCGGGATGGAACGCGACCATTGCCGGCGGACCCAGGTGAGTTGACAGGCGCCACGGTGTAGCTCTGCCTCGCCATGTGAAGCAGACGATACTGCTCCTGCAGGCTGCTTTCCGGTTTGGTACGCGCAGGAACGCCGGCTGTGTCGCGCTTGAGTTCGCGCATTCTCTCGGTGGCGGCCGGGGCCGGCGGCCCGGGTGCCTGAACAGGTGACACCGTCTGCTGGCTAATCACAGTGGACGGCAATCCCCAGCCTGACACATGGGCGATTTGTACCAAACGCCGGACGGTTTCCTTGGTGTGCCAGAGACCGTAGTTCAGCTCGATTCCCAACATCGACAGCATGAAGGCATCGAGATCGTGATCGCCTGAGTCGGCATCAGTCGAGTAAGTGTCGGCAGCTCCGCCCTTGGTCCAGGTCTTGACCCGGAAGCCACGAAGCTGTTCTTCGAGCAGTGCATACTCGCGCGAAACCTCCACCAGTTCCATCTCGAAGGCCATGACCACACCCTCGACCATGAACGGCTTGGTGCGCCGTTTGAGAATGTCGTCCTTGGGATTGGGCAGGTACTTCGAGTCTGGGTCCCGGTTGGGGACAAGAGCATTGGTTTCCAGCTTGGCGCCGAAATCGACGACGTTGATGTACTTCAGCTTCGCGGTGTCCGAATCGAATGTGCCGGCTTGAACGCCGATGTCCTTGATGAGTTCGTCCTGAACGAAGCCGAAACCGGCATCGACGTACACATAGTCGCAGTGCCAGAGCTTGTTCAGCTCCACGATCCTGTTGAAGGACTTCTTGGTCGTTGCCTTGTCGTCGTCGATCGCCTCGTGGTGAACCACTCGCCGCTTGCGGGTGGTGGGGTCGTATTGGGTGACCACAATCCGGGTGCCGGTGCCCTTGCCATTCCAGTCGATTCCCATCACATGACGCTTGTTTGCGTCGTAGATGAGAGTCTTGAGGCTGTAGGGCTTCATGGCCCAGTCAACGAAGGCAGACTTGAACACGCCGGCGGTTGGGTCGCCGAACTCGGCCAGCCATTCGTGACGATACTTCTCGAGGGTCTGGGCCTCGGCCAGGCAGACCTCTTCATTCAACTGATCGGTCCCCCAGTTCGGGTGATCCATGATCGGGTGGAAGAACTCTTTGTAGTCGGGCAGCTTGTTGCACATCTGCCAGAACATCCCACGCAGGCCGGTTGGGGTCGAGGAGCCGTGGAAGGTGATGTTCTTGAACCGGCGCATCAGCGGCATGATGGCCTGGTAATCCTTGTCCGCCAGGTAGTCCTGCTCCTCCAGCCGGATACGCCGCGGGGATTGGCTACGGACGGAATCTGCGCCCTTGCCGGACTTCGATCCGGCCGTGAAGATCTTGATGACCGATCCGTTGCCGAATCGCATGTAGTAATAAGGTTGCTGCTTCTTCGAGATCAGGAAGTCGTTGCCGCCGAGCGCCGGCGAGTTCTCGATCTGGAAGACGATCTCATCCCACCACAGTTGGGCTTGCGCCTGGGAAGGCGCCACCACCATGACTTCGGTGTTCTTGTTGATGCTGATGAAGTGGAGTTCTTCGATGACGCCGCAGAGGGTCTTGCCCAGGCCACGGCCCCACCTGTCGACCTTGCGCGGGGAAGTGCAGCGGAGCGCCTCTTCCTGGTATACGCGCGGCGCGCAAGGCTCGATGTTGCCCTGATCGTCGCGCAGAACCATGTACCTGGTGGACCAGAACGCCGGATCGTAGATCTCACGGATCTCGTCCAGCTCCATGTCATCACCACGGGCGTGCAGGTCAGCCTGCATCGCCTCGTAATCGGGAGTGTCATAGACACCGAAGCACTTGATTCCGAATGCTTTGCCAGGATGCTTCTGCTTGTAGCCTGCGACACAGTCCTGGCACTGCTTACAGCCCAAGATCCGGCGCAGGACTCCCTCCTGGTCGGTGCCTGTAGCTTCGTGATCTCGTTTGATGGTGTTGGCAAAGAAGGTCTGATCATCCGGCGTGAGGCCGGCAACCAGATCCGCCAACGGAACGAATCCGGTACTCAAGTGGGGTTCCTTGGAGAGATCCGCTGATTGGCCAGGCTGGCTCAGCGGACGAAGCCTTTGTAGGGTGCCTACTCTGGGTAAACACCAACTCTTAGCCGGTGCGGCGAACCGAGAGGGTGATGGAGCCGGCACCGTCGTAGTTCGAGACCTGGAAGACCAGGGAACCACCGCCGATGAGCTTGCGCTGCTCGGCAAAACCGGCATACAGGTTGCCGCTGTTGAGAGTCGACACATTGTTCCAGGTGGCGACGACTGTTTCGCCGTCCGCGAGGAAGACCGTGATCGTGCAGCTGGTGTGCAGATCGCTGAAGGTCGCATCCAACTCGATTGCGTTGGCGGCAACGTCGATCAGCCCCGAAGTTGCATTTGCCGTGATGGCCGTGAACACGGCAAGGCCTGACTCGAATTGGGTGGGCAGATCACCCACGCCGAAGCCGGCAAGGTTCCCGCCATAGACAGGATGGGGGGTATTCAACACAGCACGCGGGTAGTTCAGGTACGAACAGCCCGGAGCCGGGTTGGGAATGGTGACGGGGGATCCCATGAGGCACTCACTTTCCGAAGGTTGAAGGTTGGGTTAGACGCGCTTTGCGAGGGCACGAGCTCCGAGCACAGAACCTGCTCCAAGGACGCCGAGGGTTGCGCCGATCCGGGCGGACCGGGCTTTGTCCTGATTCCCGCCAATGGACCAATTCTTGTAGGCGCCGCCGACTCCGCCGGCAATGCCGGCACCGGCGACGATACCTGTGCCAATCGCGGCATTCCTTGCAATTCCAGGTTGTGACACCCGGCCAGCCGTCCATTTGGCTGCCGAGCTGAGAGAACTCCAAATAGCATTGAGTGGGTTGTTCACTTTGTCTCCATTACCGGTGAAGGAAGTAGGCCTCTTGGCCCAGGTAACGGCGGGCCGCCGAAGTGGCGCCGCTCATCTCATAGAAAGCCTGCATACGCAGGCGTTGGGCAGTCTCCGTGTCGGTGTAGTGCCCACCAAACTCCAGATGGCGGATCTGCCGGCCGAGGTCAGTCAGGGCGCGCACCGTATTTCTGGCACCTGCTCCTATTGCTGCATCCGGATAGAGAGTTGCCAGCCATGCGAGAGTTCCAATCCCAGGTATTGAAAGGCCGATTGCAGCTGCAGCAGTTGAGATACCCATTGCCATCGCCTTTTGGAGTACCGGAGATACGGCCATACCGGCTCCGACCCCCAAAGTCGTAGGAACTACCTCGCCACGCTGGGCAGAAGACATTTCCTGTGCCATTGTTTGGACATTGAGGGAGGAACCGGGAAGTCCTACATAAAGAGCGGCTCTTTTCCAATAAGGTCTTGGGATCGATCCGATGAACTGAACGGTGTTGGTGAAGTTGCTCTGCGCAGACTGAGTGAGCGTCGCCAGCATTAGTGGCGCCTTGAATGGAGACCAAAGACCACGTCTCCTGTGGCATTCATCGAAGCCATGCGCCGGCGAACACCGGGCTCTGTCTCGTAGCCTCCGGAACCGTCACTGACAGCGTGATCCTCGGCGGCATAGGAATCTTCGTGCGTAAAGGCACGCGTTGCAGTGCCTGCTCCAATGGCAGCGGCTGCCACCAGGGCAGCCTTCGCATACCAGGGAGATCCGCCCCAGAGTTTCGTTGCTCCGCGGGCAGCCAGAGTCGTTACGCCCCCGATGGCCGCGCCGGCGGCAGTTCCCCTGACGGGGTCGTCACTCAACTTGGAACCGATCAAGCCCCCAGCGACCGCGCCGAAGCCAACCATGGTGAGAGGGTGACTCAGCATCCCGGTAAGTCCCTTGGTCTGAAAGGCCCGGCTCATGGACTGGGCGGCACTCTCGCCGATGCCCCTGGCAGTTCCCCAGGCTGCGGGAGCCAGGATGTCGCGGCTCTTCCACGCGAACGCTCCGACGCCGGCGGCCACGGCGGCCGTGGCCCCGCCTTGAACAATCGAGAATCCAAGCCGTTCAGGAGCAGGATCATCCTGAGCAGCGGCACTGGCGCGCGAAAAGCCGAATGCTCCGCCAAGAACTGCGGAGCCGGACATGACGGCGAGTGTTGCTGGAGCAAATCTGGGCAAATGGCCTTCCGAATCTACTGGTTACGCCGCGGCCCGGAGAGCGCGTTGGGCCCATACAGAGAAGCCCGCGGCACCTACGGCGCCGGCTGCACCTCCATACAGTGCCCCTCTTCCCATGGCGCTGACTTTGTGGTTCTTCCGTCCGACGATGGCACCTACCGCTGCGGAGCCGGCAGCAAACTGAGCACCTCCAGAAGCCGCGGCAAACCCGGCAGCTCGCCAGTTCGTTGCCCTCAGTGTGCTCATGATCGGATTGAAGGGATTGTTCACTTCGGACTCCTGGAAGCTGTCTAGTATAGGAATCAGACTCCCCGGAGTCGGCGGGAGCCTGTGGCCACGGTTGAGCGAGAAACCCCGCCTACGACAGTCCGGCTTGCGCCTGCCTTCATGACCCGGGTAGGCATCGAAGCCAGTCCAGCTTTTCGTGCGGGCTTCTTGATCTGTGCGGAGAAGGGTTTCATGGTCCTGTCCTACCGATGCGACAACAGCGCGCCGGTGATAGGCACGCTGTCGAGTAGTGTTCCTATCTGATGTGGGTTAGGCCGCCCTCGACCGGTTCTTGATGTTGAAGCCGACGGTGGTCCGGTTCTGGCGCGCTGAGACGACGAAGTTGGTGGGACCGTCCTCTTCGTCGAGAACGATCGCGGCCATCGCCTGGCGGTTGAGGTTGTAGCCGCGGCCTTCATGCCACCGATCTGCAGCCGACAGCGACGGGCAGGTATAGTGCATGATGCCACCGTCGTCCTCAAGCACTTCGCCATGAGTGTGTCCGGTGACAAATATCTGATGGTCGGTCTGGGCCCATTCCTGGCGGCGTTCATTGGCCATCAGGGTGGGCAGGTCAGACAGGTTGACATCGTTGCCGTGGGTGGCGCCGATCAGCGTGTTGTCACAGACGTAGTAGTTGCGGCTCATCAGGCTGTCGATGATCTCCACATCATCGTCATTGCGGTACCAGGCTTGCAGGTACTTCATCAAGGCAATGTCGGAGTGGTGATCGTGGTTGCCGGGGCAAGGAAGAAGCACGATCGGTGCGACTTGACGAAGCCAGTCGCAGAACTCGACTTTGAATTCGAGTCCCTCGCTCAGGATCATCTCGGGTGTGCCATCCAGGTCCTGAGGCGTGCCGCGCGTGGTGCTGCCGAACTGATTGTCCACATGGAACCAGTCCGAGCCGAAGGGAACAACGATCCGAGTCGGACGTCCGCGAACCACCAGGCTGTTCAGGATGTTCTCAGCGTGGAACCTCAGAAGATCCTTACAACTCTGCCGTGTGTAGCTGTGGCCGGCTTCGTCGAACCAGGACCCCTTGCCATAGTGGAAGTCCATCGGCAGGACCACGGCCGAGAACGGCCTCGACGCACGCACAATGTTCACCAGTTGTGGGCGGTAGTCTGGAACGAAGCGGTTGGCCCAGTCGTCGACAACCCGTGACACCGAATGCTCAAAGTTGTCCCACAAGGCAGCCCGTTTCTTGATCTCCTTCCAGGACTTCTCGTTCATCGCGGTGAAGACCGCCCGGCGCTTCATGTTGTAGAGATCTTCGACCAGGTCGTCGGTGGTCCGCTCGATCAGCTCTTCGGCTGAGAACGGTTCCTTGTCGTGAGTGATGCCGTGGATGTGCAGATACTGGATCAGCCAGGCTCTGGGCATGCCGAAGTCGCGCGCAATCTCATTCAGGGTGGAGCTCTTCCCAACCATGTTGGAATAGGCTTCACAGATGGCGCGGTGCTCGGCGCCGGAGGTCACGATCGGCTCACCGACGCCACGGATCACCGTGATGTAGCGATCCTGGTCCTTGTTGTACCAGTACCGTTGGCGGATGTCGTTGCCCACCACCTTGGAGAGCAGCCACTGCCGTCCATTGACGGAAGTGGTGGGCTGCGCATCCGACTTGGCCGAATCATCAGCCTCATTTCCGGCGGTGGTCTTGAAGGTTCCAATGTCGACAGGAGAAGGGGAAGGCTTTGCGGCGGAAGCGCCATGATGCCCTACACGCTTGTCTTTCCTGCCTGTAGGGTTCGCCCTGCGCTCGACTGTGTCAGGAGAGCAGTTGTACTTCTTGGCGATCTGTTTGACGTTCAACCCAGTCTTGAGTTCGGCTGCAACCTGCTCGCTGGTAATGCTTGCCCTTGGTCTGCCGCGTCCTGACATTCTTACCTCTTGGGGGATTCACCGGGCCAACCTTTCAGTTGGCCCGGCGAGTACGGGTGGATTTGGGTCCATCTCCGTGTGGGGATCCGTCTAATCCTCGTTGCTTGACTTGATCGCTCTGAGCTTGTCGGCCCGTGCTGATTGCTTGCTGGCTATGTCCTTGCCAGATCCCTTGCCTTCCGCCTTCTCCCTCTTCCACTTCTGCTCAGGAGTCAGCATCCAATCTTTCAAGATCATTCTGCGCTGGGTCTGCAGTGTTACCAAAAGCTCGACGTTCGGGTGGATGACTTTCTCCCAGGAGATAGGAAGGAAGGTCTCAGGGTGAACATCCTTGGGATTGGTCACCGTGAGGCGAGCTTCATCTCCCTTGCTCAGGATGTGCAGCGAACGCTGCATCTGCAGGTCGATCCAGCAGAGATCGGAGATAGCGACCCGGTCAGATTCTTTCGCCAGAATCGGGTCGGTGGAAAGCTCTCTGCACCATGCGTTGAAACGCTCTTCGACAATCATGCGCTCCACGGGGCACATCTTGTCCTCGGGAGCCTTGTGCATCCGGAGCAAGGGACACTTCGACGAGTACGGACACTTGTCCTCGTCCGCTACATTCTCCTGGTTGCCGGGACACATGAGCACAGCTCCGGCTGCCGGACCAAGAATCCGCAGCGCAGACTGGTAGTTGTCGAGTTCCTGCTTTTCCTCAACAGTGAGGCCAAGGTCCTCGCTGGTGGCGAGGAGGCCATTCACATTCTCGGTGGGGACGGGGAAAAGGGCCAGGTCTTCCGGAATCGGAATAAGACCAGGAGTTGCCATACATACCTCCCTAGTATAGGGATTATTGCGGGCAGTTAGTCCATTGAGTGAAAGGCTCTTATAGAGAGGAACTCGCCGGCGGGAACCGGCGAGTCGGGGCAGTGCAGATTACTTCTTTGGCGTCTCAGCGGGCTTGGCAGCTTCGGCCGGGGCATCGGAAACGATCGTCAAAGTCTTGAAATCCAGGTGGTGGCCAGGATGATCGGCGATGATCTGCTCAGCCAGCTTCTCGCCATCCTGATTGACCGAGTCTTCCTCGCGCTGCAGGTCCACCTTGTGCTGGGTGTAAAGGCTCAGCTTGAGCTTGAGGTTTTCGATCTTGAGATCCTCGACCTCGCTGGGCTTGACCAGCGCCGTCGAAGGTTGAGCCGGCGCGGCCGCGAGTGCAGGCTTCTGCGCGATCGCCGGAACAGCCAGCAGCAGAAGGAACAGAATTGAAAGCAGTGTTTTACGCATTGGTGCCTTTCTTTGAGACGGGTTCATCTGCCTGCAGTGTGGATGGCAAGCGGGGAGATACCAAAGGCCCGCTTGGCACTGACCAGGACGACAGGTGCAGGCTGCACGATCGGGCGCTGGGCCTTGATGCGGCCGAGCGCACGGTCGAAGTCGAAGCCGCAGGTGTAGAGATAGGTCGCAACCAGCACCGGAGACCGGCTGATGCCAGCGTGGCAATGGGCCAGGACGGTGCCTCCGCCGAGCAGCGCGCGGCGAATCCAATCGACAGCCGAGTAGAGCTTCTGGACATCCCAGTCGTGGCCGTCGAGCTGGTCCATCTGGATGATGCTGGTGACGCATCTGGACGGAATCGTGAGCGGTTCAGTGGTGCAGTTGCAGATGTGGGTGATGTTGTGTGGGTTGCCGGACCTGAGGTCCTCAGCGTCCTTGAAGCCGCCCAGAAAAAGGCGGTCAAGGACTTTGGTGAGCGGGAAGGTGTTGCGATAGCCGGTTTGATCGAGGGGCACGGATTCTTCCTAAGGGTTGTGGAACGGGAGGTCTGCGCTTGCGCGCCATTCCTCCCGTCTTGTACTGAGGCTTGGGATGGGGAACAAAGACGGGAGAGATACAACTGAGAAAGGGCCTCTGGCGTACAGAGAGCAACCCTAGATAGGAAAGACCCGGTGCTCGGAAACATCGGAAAGCGCCGGCGGGACGTGGATCAGACAGCGGTGGGTCCGCATCAGCATGTCCTTCCCGAAGGCAACCACCCACTCGGCAACCTGGTCGCACTGGACAGCTTCGTGGTTCTTGTACTCGCACATGGGAGCCACATCACGATCCCAGCAGCCTTCGATGGTTCCTGGCCGGTGGCAGAGTGCGACGTACTTGCCAGCCTTGCGGCGCAGACGGTACTCCGGCGCCTCGGTATCGTGGCAGTAGAAGCAGAACAGCGGCGTGTCCGGAGGCACCAGGACGGTTCGGAAGCCGGCGGCCGCTGCCGCGGCGAAATCGGTCAGCTCTGCAAAAAGATGACCGAAAGGTGGATCGCTGAACAGGTCAGCAGGCGTCTCCACAGCATGAACACCCTGCTGGGTGACGGCGGGATTGTCCGAGTTCTCGAGCACTACACCACCTCCGCAGCAGCGAGCAGCTTGACGCCGGTGAGAACGAAGTCGGTCATGCGCAAGCCAGCTTCGAGTTCCCGGTTGAGGACGTACTCACGGACCCGATCCACCGACACCTGGGCATCAGGACCGCCAAGGACGGTGACGGTGTCGGCAATCACCCGTGCATTCTCCAGGCTGGGGTCATGAACCACGCCGCAATAGGGGCACTTCAAATCTTCTTCGGTGATCAGCTCAGCCGGCATCTTGGCTTCAAAGTCAACTGCCCAGATGCGGTCCGCTGTGGACACGTTGTCAGCTGCAAGCAGCTTGGCGACGTCGATGGCTGTAGTGGTGTGGGCGCTCAAATGAATTCTCCTGTGGCCGGTTTCCGGCCTCATGTTGAGAATGCGATTCGAGAGCGATCTACCAAAGGGAGGGCTGGGCGATTCTCGGTTCAACCCTGCTGCTTTGAGTAATACTCAATATAAGAGTAGCTCTATAAGAGCTACTCTCTTTTAAGTGTAAACTCAATAGTAAGTAATACTTACAATTAACAATTGAGTGAAACTCACTATTAAGAAGCATCGCACCTCGACCGGCAGGTGTCAAAGGTTCAAAGGGTTTGTGGGTCAAAATAGAGGTCAATCTAAGGTGTTCACCCTACTGGACAGATATGTGAGTAGACCTCAAGCATTGAGTATCCGCCCACCCATCCCCAGTTCCGCCGGTCCCCTTCCCTCCCACCAAAAGGAAACCCCGCCCGCAGGCGGGGCCAGGTGTCGAGCGAGGAGCTTACGCGTTCTTCGCAGCCCACTCCGCGGCGGTGTAGTGAGTCAGGGGCGGCCCATTGTAGGCGGCCAGGCCCTGGGTCTGGCAGATCTCCTGGCACTCGTTGCTGAAGCGCACCATGACGTCGGCGTGCTCGCCCGTGGCGTGAAGCACCGTGCCATCGCTGAGAGTCACCTTGAACTCGACGATCGTCGGCTTGGGACCTTTCGGCGCTCCAAGGGCTTCGCCTGTAGCTGCTGGAGCGTTCAGGGTATGCTGCTGCCGCAGCTGGAGCGCCTTCCGTACGAGATCGCCGGCCGTAAACTTCGGTGCCTGCGGTGCTACGACTGTCGGTGCCGCCGCGGGCTCAGTTTTCGCCGTCGGCTTCACCGACGCCGGCTTGGACTTCGCCGTGGCTTTCTTGAGTTGGTTCTTGCGAGGTGGCATTGTGTTGTTGCTCCTTCTTGGCCCTGTGGGCATTGAACTCGGCGTCGAGTTCGGTGGTATCGAAGAGATCGATCTTGTTGAGAGAGATGCCAGTCAACATTTGGCTTACCTCGTCGCGGCCGGGCCAGCACAACTGACAGAGTGCTGTGCCACCGGAGCATCGGTGAACCGGCCCTTTCCGTTGCACCGAGCCTGGCGGAAGGCTTCTTCCGCCGGCATCTTTAGACAACGGCGGATCTCGCAGAGCTTGTTCAGCCAGCCGCGGTCATCGGTCTTGGTTTTGGTGATGGTGATGAGGTGGCCGTTGACACGCCAGGCTTCATGCTTGTTGTGCCTGATCTGCTCGCCGTATTCCTTGAGGAGCTTATATGCTTCTTTCTGGGCATCCATGTGCCCAGAATGAACGGCTAGTAAGAAGTACCAAAGGTACAGAGGACTCCGCAGAGGAAGTCCGTTACTGCTTTACGCAACTTGTAATAGAGACCTCTCCGCCGAAATCGCGGATGGGTGCAAGAATCCTGGTCGAGTCGTTGAAGCGCAAAAGTATCGTCCCCACTTTCTCGATCGTTGCGAGAAAACGCTTCTTGGCAGAGGCTTCGGTCTTCTCGGGAACAATCATCTGATCCTTGATAGTCAGGACGTCTGTTCCCTGCTTGAACTTGACCTCGAATGTCAAAAGAAACAGCTTCATGTCCGGACTCCTTGTTCAGGACTGCAATCAGATGCTGAATGTAGCCACCACGGCGTACATCGATAGTGACGCCGCAGGAACACGCCTTATTCCACAGCAGTCCATTCTCTTCACAGATCATGTCGCACTGGTGGTGGGAGAACAGGTGAACCATCTGATCACGAGGGGTGAGCCAGCCGCGCGCTTCACACATCTCGGAGAGTTCATTGATCGCTTCTTGCTGAGCGGCAGACATGGTCATAAGGGAGGCATTACTTGCCCCCCAGAATCAGTGAAGACTCCTCGGTGATGATGCCGATGACGTGCGACTCGTCCGACAGGACGAGGCAGTCTTCGCCATCGTACTCGACAGTGATCTCGACCTTGGTCTGCAGGACGTAGACGCGATCGCCAGCCTTCAACTGCGGAGGAATGATCTCGCCGCCGGCAGTGACGAGGCCGCGGCCAACTGCACGGACGGTGCCCATCCGCTTGGGGACGTTGTAGGCCTCATTGAGCTGGCCCGGTGCAATCAACTTGCTGTTGCCGATGTTCTCATCGGCCGGATCGAGCTTGATGATGAGGTAGTTGCTGATGGGTTGGATCTTCAT